GGGGATGCCATGATGATTTTGTAGAGCGATTCACTACAAAATAGCGATACAACAGAATATGGAGATATGAAGAAAGCCAGGGGCAATTAAACCTCTGGCTTTTCTTTGTAAATGAATGTGTGAGATAATCCGTTGCGGAATGTGATAGAGTGAATAGCTCCGTCCTTGAAAACGATGTTGTCTATAATGCTGCTGAGAAAAGAATCAAGGACCTCCGGAGAGACGGTAGCACTCAGCGACTGAAAGCTGACGTAGTTTCGGTCAGTGAGTTTCTGGGAGAGTATGAAGTTGCTTGCTTTGGCGATAAATTCATTATCAGTGATAGATTGTTGCAGGCTGTCTTCCGATGCCAGGAACGTCAGCTTGTCCTCGACTTCTTCCAGAGCATCCGAAAGCTGAATCTTCTGAGTAAGGTATTCAGATTCCGACATGGCTTTTTCAGAATAGAGGAAAAGTTTGTTCAGACGGTCAATAGCTCTTTCCAGACGGACCTTTTCCTTTTTGAGCTTTGACAGCTGCAATGGTGGCTCGGAGCCTGTTTTGATTTTGACGTCTTTTCCGAAGACCTCTCCCTTGATGGTTCCGGTGCGGAGCGTATGAAACAGATCCTGCAATCCGTCCGGGGCAATGGCGGCCACCGGGGAGAAAGTATCGCCGGAGAGTAGCTGCTGTTCCAGTTCCTGTATGCTCGTTTCCGAAGAGAACGCCTTTTGAGCGTTGAGCATATTGAGAATGTAGTTGAAGACGAACTCGCCAACGATTGGGTCTGAGGTAGATTTTCCGGTACACCACAGCTTGCTTTTCCTGTGCGTAGGGCAGAAGTAGAGAGAATAGCGTCTGCCAGTAGTCTTCTTTATGGTGGAAATGGAACTGGTCATAGGTTGACCGCAATTTCCGCAGATGAGCAGGCCGGAGAAAATGTGCGTGTATTTGCTCTTGCCACTCTTACGAAATGATTTGAGCCTGCGGTTGGATTCCAGGAGTGCAAGGATACGTTCTTTCTGTTCCCGACTTACGATGGCCGGGTGGTGGTCTTTTACGGTAATCCATTCAGATTTATCCTTAGGACGTTGCCGGTCCCCTTCTTTGAGGCGGTTGTATTGGTAATCGCCGCAGTAGAATACGCTGCGGAGGATAATATCCAGAGAGACCGGGGACCAGTCATTACCGGCACGAGTCCGGTAGCAGTGTTCGTTCAGATACCGGGCCAGATAAACTAAGGAGCGGAGTTCTTCGTATTTGTCATGAATCAAATGGGCGATGTTGTATTCATCGGAGTTGAAGCTGAAAGTCTGTTCTTCCGGGTCATAATCGTAGCCGTAAGGAATACGTCCACCGTTCCACTGCCCGTTGCTGGCTCTGGAAATCATGGTGGCAGCGACACGTTCTGAGGTCATGTTGCGCTCCAGCTCCGCAAAGACAAGGATAATTTTGAGCATCGCTTCTCCCATAGCCGTACTGGTGTCGAACTGCTCGTTTTTCGAGACGAAGGTAACGCCCAGGTCTTTAAGCTCTTGGTACATCTCGGCAAAGTCCAGAAGGTTTCTGGAGATTCGGTCAATCTTCCAGACCAGGAGATGTGTGTATGTGCCGGTCCGGAGCTGAGACATCATTTTCTGAAATTCTGGCCGGATAGTATTTTTACCAGAGTACCCGGCATCCTCGAAGACCGTCACATCGTCAGTGTTCAGTATCAGCTTGGCGTATGCAATCAAGTCTTGACGCTGCATAGGCAGAGAGTCCCTGTCAATCTGATGCAGGGTAGAGACTCGTATGTAGATAGCCACTTTTGCGTGAGTGGCAGCACTGTTTGAAATCATATTTTTCCTCCAAAAATACGCCGTCCCATTACAGAACGGCGCATGTTCATTTCTACGCCCTTTTAATCGGGCAATTCAATATCACATCCCTTAATCCGGCAAAATCCGTTATGTAAGGTTTTAGAGCTTTCAGTGAATTAAGAGAAATATTTTTCTGATTGGGCTTTTGCTCGTTGAGCACATAGGTAGGCAACACATAGAACTCCCAGTATTCCAGGGCAAGCGGCGAGACATCTTTCGTCAGTGCTTTGTAGAGGCAGAAAACGTAGAGGTCAGAATGTCGCTTGATGTCCGGAGAGTATCCGGCTTTCGGGTCCCAGGCTCTGCGAGGTGCTATGTTGAACTGTATATGCTCGTGGTACGCTTCATCCCAGGATTGGAGATAAGAAGCGGATTTGACTTCGATTCGCTGTCCGGTAGGACTGGTCAAATCAAAGGGGAGCCAATACGTTTTCTGCCTCTACAAAGCACTGACGAAAAAATCAAAGGGGAGCCAATCAGTTCGCATTTTCGAATCGGGGGGGGGAATAACGCACTGCGTACTATGTATTCTGCAAGTACGCCCCGGTCTGTGTTGTTGAGCAGATCACTGTAAGCCCAGGACCAGAAATCTACTACTGACAAGCCGGTGTCTTCCCCATGAAAAGTAAATTTGTTATTGGATGTTAATTGCTCCATGCAGGAACCCTCCCTTCACAGAGAGAGGTTATGCCATGGATGTTGCCGTCAAGAGCGAAAACCAACGCCCGGCGGCAGTCGATGTCTGTCAGAGTGTCAGAATAGGTATGAACCAACGGTAGAAACTCACGAACAGAAAGCGAGAGCTTCTTCCGTAGGTGTGCTATTTTGTTGATGGTTCCGGCAGACAGCGATGCAGGCCCTTCCTCCAGAGAAGAACAGAAGGAAGAGAGATAGAGCAGTAGAGCCGCAGCATCGCAATTCAGTTGTTCTTCGGTCCAAGCCAGGAAAAAGTATTTCTTTGAATCCATAAGCCCTCCTGTCCGGCATCATCTGAAACGACGATACCAATCTAAACGGATAATCTTTTTTCACCGTCAAGGTATTTTCTGCTTTCCTCAAGAGCTTTGAGGTAGCCTTTCATTTCCCCTTTAAATTCATAACGCTTTTCTGTTGGCAGAGCCTTGTAAATACTCAGCAGCTCTTTTTCGTCATCGGTGTAGGTCTCAGCCTGCGCGTCAGTGTAAACAGATTCTTTTCCGGTCAGAATGTAGTCGGTAGAGACGTGCAGAAACCGGGCAATGTCTGCGATGTATTTAGCTGGCGGCAGAGTGTTTCGAGCCTTCCAGGTAGAGTAGGAAGACTGGTTAATGCCAAGAAATTTGCACAGTGCATAAGGCGTTTGCTCCCTCTGTTCGAGAACTGTTTCGATTCTGTCGATTGCTTCCATGTAGCACCTCCGTAAAATAATTCGAGAAATCGAAGAAAAACTCTTTACAAATTCGAGTTTTCGAGCTACAATACAATCACAAGCTACAAATGATTCGCAAATGGGAAGTGCTAAATCGCATAAGTAGTTTGTGATTGCGTATGTAGTGTACGTTTGTACCGTTAAATTGTATCATTTTACTTCGAGAAAGTAAACTACATATGCAAAAATCCATCAGAAAGGAGGAAAAGCATAATGCAGGGCAATATCACTGACTGGGGCAAGGAAGTTAAGAAGGGTCTGATTGAACGAGGCTGGTCTATCAACGATTTGGCTGAGAGAATCGGCAAGTCAAGAACCAGGGTATCCGGAGTTGTGAATGGCCGGATTTACTCGGATTCGATTGCAAGTGCAATCAGTGACCTTCTCAATATCGAAAAGGCATCAGCGTCCATGAAAGAAGCAACCAGAGATTGGTGTATGGATGCAAGAAAAGCCATGATTGACCTGGATATGAACACAGGGGAGCTGGCTGAGAAGACTGGCTACTCTACACAATATCTGAATGCAATTATCTGTGGCAGATGCTATTCGCCGCCGGTTATGAAAGTGATAAGCGGTGCACTCGGAATCCAGGAATATCAAGGGAAACAGGATTCCTCTAAAGACAGTTAAATTGTAACAGGAAAGATGGTGTGAAGAAATGGGAAGAGGCTCTACGAAAGGTAATGAAAATGTGTATTTTGTTGCCAGAAAAAGGGCAGCAATGTACAACGAGAGGCTATACTCCAGAGAAGGTGCGGCGGAGTTGCTTGGCATATCTGTTTCAACACTCGCAGATTATGAGTTGGGAAATACGAAGGTAGTTCCGGTAGACAAAGTGGTTCTCATGGCGGACCTCTATAATGCACCGGAGCTGAAAACTGGGTATTGCAAGCATGAATGCCCGATATGCAGTTATCTTCCGGTTGCAACAGAGGCGAAAGGTCTGGAAGGGATAGCCCTTCGGCTGATGAAGAGACTGGATTGCGATGAGCTGAACCGCATCAAAAAAGAACTCGTAGACATTACAGAAGATGGAATCATCGACGAAACGGAGAAGCCGGAGCTGAAAAAGATCCTGGCTTTTTTAGATGAAGTTGCGGAGTCCATCAGTGAGCTGAAAATCGTAGGCGAGAAGTATTTGAAGAAGGTGTGAGTATGGACGTACAGAAAATGCTTGAAATTCTGAAAAGAGATTACGGAATTGAGAGCAAAGAGGAACTGATAGAAAGATTTGAGTCCAGCAAGGGAATCAACATCGGAATTTTCACTGAACGGAGGCAGACAGCATGAGAAGCAGGGTTATGAGACGTAGGATGCACAGGGTTCTGTGGAAGAAACTGAGCAGAATCTACACAGTGGATATGGCAGAGGTCCTGGGCTGGATAGCATACATAAGCATCATGGGAATTTTCCAGTGCTTCTGTATCGTGATGACTTGTGAGCAGAGAGACAGGGTAGCTTTTGGAGGAGAGTATTTGATTCTTCCAGCGGCGATACTTGCAAGACTGTGGATTCCGGAAATGATACAGAGCGTGACTGGTGTTCTGGAGATACCGGATGAGGAAGAGGAAGATGTGTGAGATATGCGGACAGGATCCTTGCCATCCGAGATGCCCGAATGCTCCGGAACCGAAAGAGGTTCATATCTGTTCGGAGTGTCTGGAAGGAATTTATCCGGGCGACAGATTCTATGAGAGCTGCGGAAGTTATGTGTGCGAGGAGTGCTTAAAAGGCATGACGATTGATGAAATATTTGAATTGCTGGGCGAGAGCCTGGAAAAAGCATAGGAGGTAGGATATGGGACAGATGACCGTAGAACAGTGGTACGGCACGATAAAAACCGGACTGACGAAGAAACTGACCGAGAACAAAGAAGCGTTACCGGCCGGGTTTAATCAGCAGAGATTTATTCTGAATTGCATTACAGTGATCCAGGATATGATGAAGGACGATAAGAAGAAAGCACAGTTGGAGAAAATCAATCCGGAAACCATCCCGGTTTGCTTAGCGAAAGCAGCGTACCTGGGACTGGACTTCTTCAACGGCGAGTGTTACGCCATCCCGTATGGCGGAAACCTCAGCTTTCAGACCGATTATAAGGGCGAGATCAAATTGTGCAAGCGGTACAGCAAAAATAAGATTAAAGACATTTTTGCGAAAGTAGTACGGCAGGGCGATTTCTTCATGGAAGAGGTAGATGGAGGCAAACAGAATGTGCAGTACAGACCGAAGCCGTTTTCCAATGAACAGATGATTGGAGCATTCGCTATTGTGGTTTTTGAAGATGGTTCGATGATGTATGACACGATGAGTTCGGAAGACATTGAAAATGTCAGAAACACATACTCTAAAGCAAAAGACAGCCAGGCATGGAAAAGCAGCACTGGTGAGATGTACAAGAAAACGGTATTGAGAAGATTGTGCAAGTTGATTGATTTGGACTTTGACAATATAGAGCAGCAGAAAGCTTACGAAGACGGTGGAGACGTGGTACTCAATCAGCAGTCCCTTCCAGGAGCAACAACAGGACAGGCATTGCTGCCGGAGAATGATAAGCCGGTAGACGCATTTGCGGCGATAAAAGCCCAGAAGCAGGCAGAACCGGTTATTGACGGAATGATTTTGGAAGAGGCGTAGGAGGCAGTGGCATATGGTTTTGACGGCAGAGAATTATTATAGCAAAGAAGCGAACAAAGAGTACATGAGCGTGTCTCAGTATAAGGATTTCGCAGGAACATACGGAAAGATGGCGTGTGAATTTTCGGCGGTTGAGAAGCTGGAAGAACGGTGGGAGCAGAAAAAGACCACACCGCTTCTGGTGGGTTCCTACGTGGATTCCTACTTTGAAGGAACGCTCGAAGAGTTCAAGAAAGAGAATCCAGAAATCTTCACTCAGAAAGGCGAGTTGAAAGCAAATTATAAGCAAGCAGAGAGAATCATCGCCAGAATGGAGAGAGACCCACTGTTCATGCAGTATATGAGCGGAGAAAAACAGGTCATTATGACTGGAGAGCTGTTCGGGGCAGAATGGAAAATCAAAATTGACAGCTTCGTGAGAGGAATCGCCATTACGGATCTTAAGGTTATGGCATCGATCACTAAGCTGGAGTGGGTAAAAGACATCGGTTATCTAGATTTTGTGCGGTACTGGGGCTACGATATCCAGGGTGCAATATACCAGGAAATTGTGTACCAGAATACTGGAGAGAGACTGCCATTCTACATTGCGGCCGGAACGAAGGAAGAGGAGCCAAACATTGAAGTGATTCAAGTGACGCAGAACTATCTCGATGAAGCGAAACACATGGTAGAAACGAATATGCCGAGAATCCTCAGAGTGAAGAATGGGGAGGCTGAACCGGACAGATGCGAGATGTGCGATTGTTGTAGGCATACAAAGGTTTTGAAGAGACCGATTTCAATTACGAACCTGGTAGCCGGAATTTAGGCGGTGAGTAGATGGCAGACAATAAGAAATATTACTATTTGAAACTGAAAGAGGATTTCTTTGATTCTGATGAAATGCTGCTTCTCCAGGGAATGAAGGACGGGTACTTGTACAGCGACATACTCATGAAGATGTACCTGCGGAGCCTGAAAAATGAAGGGCGGTTGATGTACAAGGACTACATCCCGTACAGTCTGGAGATGATCTCAACGATTACGAGGCACCAGGTAGGGACGGTAGAACGTGCGATGAAGATTTTTAAGCAGTTGAAGTTGGTAGAGGTACTGGATAACGGTGCAATCTATATGATGGACATTCAGAATTTCATCGGACAGAGTTCTACAGAGGCGGACCGGCAGAGGAAGTATTATCGCCGCATCCAGGATGAGAAGAAACTGAGCGGCTCCCAGACGCCGGAGGCATTGATTCCAGAGATGCAGGAACCGGAGCAGGAGAAACCGCCAGTAGAAAAACCACCGAAGCCGAAAAAGGCAACCGCAAAGAAGGAAGACACGATGCAGATCTATGAGCGTCTGGTTCCAGATTATGCACTTGGCGGCGAAATCAGAGAAAAGATGTGTGAATGGTGTACATACAAGATTGAACGCAAGGAAGGTTACAAAGAGCAGGGAATGAAATCCCTTCTCAGGCAGGTAGAAAAGAAAGTAGCAGAATTTGGAGAAGGCCGGGTGTGTGATTTGATTGAGGAGTGTATGTCAAATAACTGGAAAGGCATTATCTGGGATAAAATGACGCAGATTCCGCAGAGACCAGCCGGGGACAGGATTCAGAACAGAGTGAGTGAGGTAGATAACTGGTAATGACAAGAGGGGAGTTCAAAACGCTTGTTAAGGGAATGAAAGCTGTATACGCACAGCCGACATTCATTCCAGACCAGGATGCCTTCAATGTATGGTTTGAGTTGCTGAAAGATATTCCGTATCAGCAGGCCAACGTAGCAATCCAGAAGTATATGCTGACAGAGAAGTTTCCACCAACGATAGCAGACATCAGAGAAAAGGCAACGCAGATTGTTGAGAGCGTGGATAGCAGCATGAGTGAGTTGGAGGCATGGTCTTTGGTAAGAAAGGCGATCAGAAATTCCGGGTATCATTCAGTGGAAGAATTTGAGAAACTACCTGAGGCTTGCCAGAGAGCCGTAGGAAGTGCGGCAAATCTGAAAGAGTGGGCGTTGATGGATTCTGAAAGGGTTGAGACGGTAGAACAGTCTCATTTTATCCGGAATTACAGGACAACAGTGCAGAGAATCAGCGAAGAGAAAAAACTGCCGGAATCAATCCGGTTGCTGATTGCCAGCATGAGAGACAATGCGCTGGAGTTGGAAAAGAAAGAGCAGCCTGCGCTCGAAGCTAAGAAGCAGGCAGAAGAAAAAACAGAACCGGAACCTAGAATGTCTGAGGAAACGAGGGCGAAGTTCCAACAGGTCATGCGGAACTTGCAGGGGAAGGTGTGATATGGAGGTGAAGTGACATATGGATATGGCAGAGATTGGAGCGAATATCCGGAGTTGCAGGACAGAAAAGGATATGACGATGGAGGAGCTGGGAAAAGCAATCGGTAAGAGCCAGTCGGCGGTAGCGGATTATGAAAAAGGCAGAGTAGACATTCCGGTATCTTCCCTCATCAAAATTGCAGAAACCCTGGAAATCCACCCGGCAAAGCTGTTCGGTATGCAGACAGCAGATGAGCAGTTTGAGCCGGATGCCACGCTGAGAATTTTCAGTGCGGAGGACAGACGGACTATTGCAGGAATCTTGGTAATGAATGGTTATACAACCCGGCATATCAAGGTTGCAAGAGAAGGAAAGAAGAGTAGCTGGTACTGCATCCAGGCCATGCTTGAAGAAAGCAACCTGGGAAGTCAGTAGGAGGCGGACATGAAAAAGGCGAAGTTTACGGTGTACGGGGAGCCGAAAGGAAAAGGCAGACCGAGATTCAATACGAAGACCGGCCATGCCATAACCCCGAAAGATACGGTGTCCTATGAAAATCTGGTAAAGCTGGAATGGCAGACAGCCTACGGGACAGAGAGTTTTCCGAAAGAGGCGATGCTGGATATGAGGATTAAGGCGTACTACCGGATTCCTAAGTCGGCATCGAAGAAAAAAAGAGCTGCGATGCTGGCAGGAGAGATACGCCCGACTAAGAAACCGGATATGGATAACGTAGTAAAGATTATCGCTGACAGCCTCAACAACCTGGCATATTACGATGATACGCAGATTGTTGACTGCCAGTGCCGGAAGTTCTACTCAGAGAATCCGAGAGTAGAAGTGACGATTATAAATTTGTCAGAGGAAGAATAGGAGGAAATTCACAGTGGATGAAAAAATGGAGATAAGACTGGTAAATCCAACGGAAGACGGGTTCTTGCAGAGGATTGATTGGAACAAAGCAGAGCTGGAGGAGAATGTCAGAAGCATTGTGGCAGCATACCAGGGATTGGTGTATACGGAAGATACGGTATCAGATGCGAAGAATGACAGAGCTGCCCTTAGAAAATTGCTCAATGAGATTGAGGACAGAAGAAAGCTCGTCAAGAAAAAGTGCATGGAGCCGTATGAAGTGTTCGAGAGTGACTTGAAGGATGTAACGGCACTCATCAAGGAACAGATCAGCATCATTGACGGGCAGGTAAAGGAATATGAGAACAGCGTAAAAGAGGAGAAGAAAGCCAGATTGCAGGATGTGTATGCTGAGGAAATCGGAGAGCTGGCAGAGGTTCTTCCTTTTGAGCGAGTGTTTGAGGCACAGTATCTGAACGTGAGCTTCAAGGAAAGCAAGGCAGCAACCGAAATCCAGGAAAAGGTTCAGAGAGTAAAGAGCGATCTGGCGGCTATTGATGCACTGGATAGCAAGTACAAGCTGAATGCGAAGGATGTATATGTGAGGACACTTGATATGTCCAAGGCCATGGCTGAGAATGCCCGTCTGATTAAGTTTGAAGAGCAGATGGAAGCAGACCGTAAGAGAAAAGCCGAGGAAGAGGAACGCCGGAGAGCCGAAGCAGAAGTCAGAGCCAAAGAAGCAGAGGAGCGCAGACGCCAGGAGGCTGAAAGAATCGCTGCGGAACGTGCGGAGAGAGAAAAAGCACTGGTAGAACAGCAGACCCAGGAGGAAAGAGCTTCGGAATCTGGCTACGATACACCGGTTCCGGATAAGACGGCAGATGCGCAGAGTGAGGAACCTGCAGAAAAGCCGGCTGAAAAAGAAGTTCTTCCGGAAGAGAAGAAATACAAGGCAACCTTCTATGCGATTGGTACGTTCCAGCAGTTGAAGGATTTGCAGGAGTACATGAAAGAACATAATATCCAGTTCGGGAAGGCGGGTAAGTAGGATGAGCGATTTTGTGAAAGAATTGAATTTTGATGGCGATACCTTTAATGACATGAAGAGAGATATGAATTTCGTATTACAGAGACTGCTCGGTAATATGCAGGAAAAGGAATGCCAGGAAGGAACGCTGACGCTGAAACTGGATGTATCGCTCGTGAGAGAGTATGTGCCGAATTACAATCCAAACATTCCCGGAGAAAGCAGAGAGATTGCGAAGCCGAAGTTCAGCCACAAGGTAACAAGCCAGATGAAGGTTGAAGATATGAAGAAGGGCAATTATGATACCGAGATGGAACTGTTCTTGAATGAGGAGACCGGGGAGTATGAAATGCGGCCGGTAGCCGATACAACACAGAGAAGTATCTTCGATGCAGACTACAGAGATGTGACAGAGCCGGGACCGGCAGGAATCGAGCCGGATATTGGCCCGGAGTACATCGAACATCCGGAACTTCCGGGAGAGGTGGCAGATAAACATGCCCTTCCTGGCCCAGTGGAAGAATATGAGGATGCAGACGAGAGCGTATATGACGATTCTACGGGCGATAACCCGGAGGATAAACAATTTACTGATGAAACCGATTTAAACGGTGCAGGGGACGGTACAGAGACTACAAGTGGCTCTGAGAAAGATGAAACCGACACCGAAGACGATGAATATGGATATGATGAACCAGAGGAGGAAGAGTAAATGAATTTAAGAAATTTGGTAGGTAAAACGGCAATCAGAACAGCGGAGGCGTTCAATCCTGAACCATTCCCACCAGTACACTTTGTTTTCAACTTTCCAGTGCCTTCGCCTAAACCTGGATCCACACGGAAATACATGGACGAGCCGGTAAAGATTATCAACGTAAAAGAAGATCAGGTTGTCATAGAAGAACACGGAGAAAGAAAGCTTCTGGAGAGAAGGTACATTGACAATCACTGGATTGATTATGACAAGTTTCTACATCCAGAGAAGGAAGAGAAAGAAAAAGCCGAGAAGCTGATGAAGGAGTTCGAGGTAGCGGCGAAACCTATCAAGCGTTTCCTGGCAGAGCATTATGACCCGATGTGTACGGCGGTGATCTCCATGGATAACATCCAGATTTTCAGAGGAGAACTGGGCGAGCCGATTCAGAATATCTGTTGCCGGTGCGGAGCAGAGGTTGAAGAGGAAATGAAGGGATAATAAATGGATAAAAGGCCGAGAAAAGAAGATGGGTCATTGTTCATATCGTGTAAATCATGCGGAGTGCCGCCGGACAGGTGCAAGGGCTTTTGTATTTTCCAGAGAATGACGGCAGAAGCAGAAAAGCAGAAACAGGAGGGAAAGTCGAATGGCAAAATTTAATATCGAAGTAGACTTGACTGGATGGATGAAGAGGCATATTCCATCGATGATGAGTTGAGAGAACGGATTGTGGAGGGCGTGGAAAACGCCCTTCTGGAAAAGGCAACGAATGAAGCTGTAAAGGCAGTGGATAATAAAATTGCAGAGAAGATTCTGAAGGCGGAAGAAACGATACAGGCAACCGTAGACCAGTTCATTGCGAATGTGTGCGAGGAGAAGATTGGAAAGATTGTTATCCCGGAAAAGAAAAGCACCTGGAGCGATGAAGTAACGTACAAGCCTCTGTCTGAATACGTGGGAGAGAGATTTGAACTGTTCCTTACGGAAAAGAGATATGACAGGGACGGCCGCATTGCAAGTTATTCCAGTGACAGGAAATTATCCGCCGCCGGTCTGCTCACGAGTCAGTATCTGGAAGAGGAACTTGGAAAGAAGGTTGAAAAGCTGATTGCGAATGCTAAGAGAGAGGTAGAGGAATCTCTGATAAAATCACTGGAACAGAATTTGAAAGAAAACCTTGCGAAAGACACGATTGAAAGAATGAATATCCCGGAAGTGTTGAAGAAATTAAGCAGCATAGGAGCAAAGCAGGTAACCGGAACATCATTGCCGGAGTAAAGGAGGAAGGATATGAGTGATTTTACCATAGGGCATGTTACAGACCAGAAGGAAGGACCGATGGATGGAGTGTACGCTGAGACGAAGGGCACATACACGAAGTTCAAAGGAACCGGAGCATTTCAGAAAGAGAAGAGAATCCTGTATCAGAAAGTAACGGATGTCGGAATCAAGGCCAGTTTGCAGACCGGCATGGTAAGCATCAATGACAGAAACCGGAACCAGGCAATAGCGGTAAGCATTACGGAGATGGTTGCGATTCTGAATGAGGCTTTGAGATACGGAACGGCAGGAATGGGAAAGAAGGTGCGGCTGTGATCAACAGGGCAAGCGAAGGAACGTGCCGTCAGTGCGGCAGAAGAATCCTGTGGGTGCGGATGAAGTCCGGAAAGAATATGCCGGTAGACATGGCACTGCATAATTACAAGAAGGACAGCACCGGAAAAGAAAAAATCGTCACGCCGGACGGAGAGGTAGTGGCAGGAAGAATTCTGGTAGGCGAGCGTGGAGATGGAGCAGGTTATATTTCGCACTTCGCTTCATGCAAGAAGTACCGGAGATAAAAAGAAAAGCCGCCATATCCCCATGGCAGCTCCTCAAATGTTCGTAGATAGATTCATTATATGGAGCAGAGCAAGAAAAGTCAAGGAGGTATGGCGGTATATGGAAAGGCAGAGTGAGCAGGAACTGTTAGCAATCGCACCTGTGGAAACGGAGAGTCTGGAGGGAAACAGAATCTACCGGGTAACAGGGAGAGAGCTGACGCAGATAGCGGAAATATCTGCGAGAGAAGCGGTCAAAATGTGCAGAGAAGAGCGAAAAAAGACCGAAAAACGTGAGCAGAGTAACGCTGATAAGGTAAAAAGAACCAAGAAATTGTTATCAGACTACCGTAGACTGAAAAGGGAAATCCCGGAAGATGAAGAATTTACGGAAGGCGAGAAAGTAGAAAAACGGTGGGCGTTCCTAAGAGATTTGATGGGTTCGGCACATATCAATAGCCAGGAAAGCGTAGTAGAGAAAGAGGAAAAGCGCAGGGCAGAGAATATGTATTACATCAACCGGATAGAGCGTGCGATTGAGACGTACCGGGAGGAGTGCGAAACATCGAAAAAGCCAGAAGCTATGCGGTGTTACAGGGAAGTGTACGAATACTACATAGCGGAGGAAGAAAAGACGGTTGCTCAGATTGCAAGCGAGGAATGCGTGAGTGAAAAAACTGTCTATAAGGACATCGGGAACGCCTGCAAAATCATAGCTGTGTACCTGTTGGGTGTGTGAGAAAACTGGGTTCAAAAACAGTAGAAAATATGGAATTGACGAGGGCAAAATACCTGTGGTAACGTAGTAAGTGCCAAAAGCCCATATGTCACACCATAAAAATGGAGCACTGTGAATCGACTTTTCCTTCTCTGATGGCTGAGCGGTCTTCGAACCGCAAAGCCGGAGGAAGGGATTCTTAAAAAACGGTAAACAGCCTGTATTCCCTGTACTTAGGTAGGTAATCTGGTATAATTAAAGTATGGAAAACAACGGTTTTTCAAGGGAAAAGGAGCAGACGGACAATGGGAATTTATACGAGCAGATATAGCAACAAAGAGCTTGCAGATGGCAAATATTACTGTGTAGGAATCAGCATCGGGACGCCGAAATTCAAACTGGCGTACAGACTGGAAAACCAGTGCTACTCACTGGCACCGAAAGGGTATATGCTGAGAATGAACCTGGAAGATTTCAAGAAAGCCTATTACGAGAAGCTGAACGGCATAGGCAAGGACAGAATCATCAACATGGTTATGAAGATGGAACGTGACGCAGCGGCCCAGGGAAAGGATTTGGTCCTCCTGTGCTACGAGGATGTGAGAATCCCGGAAGATTGGTGTCACAGAACTGTTTTTGCTGAGTGGTGGGTGGAGAACACTGGAGAGATTATCGAAGAACTTCCAGACCCGAATCCCCCGAAGGGAAAGAAGGTAGCAACGACAAGTAAGAAGCCCGAAGTGCAGACGAAGCCAGATGATGGCTACCAGCAAATGAGTCTGTTTGGTATGGGCGCTTTAATATAATATCCGGAGCTGGTGTAAGAAGCACACAGCTATTCCATAGTTGAGGTCCTGTTCATTGCAGGGCTCCGGTCCAAAAACAACGGCATCGCATCCGAAAGGGTACGGTGTCTTTTTTAATGCAACGAGAGAAGGGAGAGTTGATAAGCAATGGCATTTTTCAGAGACCCAGGAGAGATGTTCTTGGGATGCTTGGGTACGGTGGAGCAGAGATACTTGGTAAATCTGATAAAGAATGCTGCGAAGAACGGGTATACGAGGTTCGTAGAGCCATGTGCCGGAACATTCGCCATGAGCAATCTGGCAATCCAGAATGGGTATAAGCCGGAGCAGATTGAGACAAGTGATGTGTCTATGATGAGTTCGGTTATGGGGTATGCCATTACAGGCAAGCCGCTTGACGAACTGGAGATACACGCCCAGGGCTTTTCTGATGAGGAGCTGTTGGACCCGGCGGTTGCCCTGTATGCTCAGATGTATCTGAGAACATCGAAGACAGCCGGTAACGAGTATTTCTTTAATCTGCTGAAAGATTTGAGAGACAGAAGAGAGGAACATATTGAGCATATCCGACAGAGCCTGGAGAACATCAAGAAGGAAATGTATGGCATGACGTATCGCCCGTTGGATATGTGGGATCATCTGGACGAGGTGCTTGACGATCCACACACGCTGGTTATTGCCAATCCACCGACCTACTTCTCCGGCTATGAGAAGTTCTATGACACCCAGGGAAAAATGACTTGGAAGGAACCAGAGTATAAGCTGTTCGACCCGGAAACAGGACACGTTGAGTTGTTTGACCGGTGCATGAATGCAAATGCTCTGGTTGTTTGTTACCAGGAGAAGAGAACCGGAGAAGCTGTCGGAGAGCCAATATTTGCGAGAGCTGGTACGAGAGCGGATTTGAACAGCTATATTACCTCGAACAGAGGAGAAGAGGCGGCTGCGCTTGCCGAGGGAAGAAAGATTAAACGGCCATCTGAGAGCAAACTGGCACCGATAGACTGTAGCATGCTGCCGAGAGATTACGAGATAACCGAGAAAAGCAAGATACAGATCATCTCCATCAAAGCAGCAGAAGCACAGTATTACAGGCAGCTATGGACGCACAATTTTGTCGGTTCATCCGCCACATTCAATAGAGCTGTCCTTATTGACGGGATGGTATCGGGCGTATTTGGAATTTCAAAGATGCAAGCCACATCACTCTTCATCTGGTACGTTATGAAGGTCCCACACACCACGTATCGGCTTGGTAGACTACTGTATATGCTGGCACAGAACCACTGCTTCACAGAAACCTTGTTGGACGATCTGGAGCGTGAGAAGGTAACAAAAGTTCGGACGGCTATGCTGACGAAGTACCCGGAGAATAAAGAAGTCCGGGGCATTATGAAGCTGGTAAACCGACAGAAGGATAAGAATAACGGTTTCAAACTGACATACGAAGCGGAGCTGACTGATCGGACAGAGCAGGAAACATTGGAAGAATGGTTAAGGAGGGAAAGACAGTGGCAGAAGAGCAGAAAGCAAAATATGAAATAATTTATGACATGGGTACAGAGTTGTACATTGCGAAGGTGCAGTTGGCCGACCTTAAGGAACAGGACATCAACGCCAGGATAATGAAAAACGAGATGCAGGACCAGCTCACAGCGAACATCAAAAACAGAGGGCAGTTGGAGAGTTTACCTCTGATTGCACTGATGGGAGAGAAGCTGGAGATTATTTCAGGGCATCACAGAGTAAAGAGTGCAAGAGAGGCTGGACTGAAAGAGATTATCGTTATCCTGGATAAGAGCGGGCTGACCCGAAGCAAGGCGGCTTCTAAGCAGTTGGCTCACAATGCAATCTCTGGGTTTGATGATGAGAGTACGCTGAGAGAAATTGTGAAGCTGATGGATAACGTCGATGATATGATGGAGAGCTATATAGGGAAAGAAATTCTGGAAGAACCGTTGGAGCAGTTTGATAAGCTGAATACTCCGGCGGTTCAGTTTGATTTCAAGACCATTGCGTTTGCGTTTCTTCCGAACCAGATTAGAGACTTGGATGCACTGATGAAGAATCTGAACGGTAGTTGTGCTGAGGTTATCGGTGTTGCTGCCTATGAGCAGTGTGAGAAGTTCGTGGAGACACTGGATAAGTACCAGCAGTTTACGGACATCCGGAACGTAGGGGCGGCAGTCCATTCCATGATTGATGCTGCAAATGAGAAAATGGACGATGCCGGTTTTGACCCAGATATGGATTGGACGTACCTTGCGAAAGTATTTGGCAGTGCTGCCATTCCGGTAGAATCGGCAGAAGTAATCAAAAAAGCTCTGAAAAAAGCAGAGAAGGACGGCACGATTACCAGTAAGAATAAATGGCAGATGATTGAATACTGGGCGGCTGACTACCTGGCAGGGAAGTAGGTGGTTGAATGGCGGCAAAGCAGAAGTACGATGAGAGATTTGTAAAAATTGCCAAGGTATTATGCATGAGAGGCGGTACGGATGAGGATTTAGCTGACGCATTCGAGGTATCTCCGAGGACAATCAACCGTTGGAAAAAGGATTACCCGGAGTTTGCAGAGGCTCTGGCCGCCGGAAAAGAATATGCAGATGCAGAAGTCGAACTGAGTCTGTATAAGCGAGCAAAAGGAAGTAAGAAGAAAACGAAAGTAACCCGGAAAATTATTGAGATGGACAAAGACGGTAATACCAAGCCTGCGAAGATAGAGACGGTTGAGACCGAAGAGGACATCATACCGGACGTAGGAGCGTGCTGTTTCTGGTTGAAGAATCGTAGGCCGGACATCTGGAGAGATAAGCAGGAAATTGGTCTTTACGAGATAGAAGACATGGAGGGTATCGAAGCCGACATTTATGGCGGCGAAGAATAAAGGCTTATCCAACCCGTATGTCAAGGTCAACAGGCGTAAGCGCATAGGGTTCAATTTCAGCGACAAGCACAAGCGGTATATCAAAAATTGTGCGAACAGTACCTACAATATCCTGGAAGGTGCTGTTCGTTCCGGTAAGACGGTAGATAATGTTTTCGCATTTGCTCACGAATTAAAAACGACGAAGGATAGAATCCACCTGGCGACTGGTTCGACTATGGCGAATGCTAAGCTGAACATTGGAGATGCTAATGGGTTCGGTCTTGAGTATATATTTCGTGGGCAGTGCAGGTGGACTCAGTACAAAGGGAATGACTGCCTGCTGATAAATGGCCCGGATACGGGGTACAAAGACAAGATTGTAATCTTCGCCGGAGGTGCAGCGTCCGATAGTTACAAGAAAATCCGAGGTAACTCATACGGTATGTGGATTGCGACCGAGATCAACCTGCATCATGACAACACCATCAAAGAGGCATTCAACCGACAACTGGCAGCCAAGAACAGAAAAATCTTCTGGGACTTGAACCCAGACCATCCTAAGGCGGCGATATACGTTGATTACATTGACAAATACGCTGAGAAAGCGGCCAAGGGAGAGCTTCTGGGTGGTTACAATTACGAGCATTTCAATATCTTCGAGAATATCAACATCCCGAAGCAGAGAATAGCTGAGATTGTCAGCCAGTATGACAAGGACAGCATCTGGTACATCCGAGATATTGAAGGTAAGAGAAGTATTGCAGAAGGCCTGATATACGTTAAGCTGGCAACTTCCATAGCGGCAGAGGACGATGAGTACATCGTGCCGTTGGAAGAGACGATTGACATGGCGAAACGTGGAGAGTTCATAGAGCTGAATATAGGCGTGGACTTCGGAGGTAACGGCTCCGGCCACGCTTTTGTTGCGTCTGGTATTACCCAGGGATATGAGAAACTGTACGTGCTGTCCTCTGAATGGCACGATGCAGACGGAACAGACCCCGATGATTTGAACCGGATGTTTATGAAATTCGTTGAGAAGATATTGGACCGGTACGGATTCATTACGAATGTGTACTGCGATTCTGCGGAACTGGTGCTGAAACGAGGTTTGCAGAAAGCTATGATTGAGGCGGAACTGGGAAATATCAATGTCACGAATGCTGCCAAGTGCAAGATTACAGACCGTATCTTCACAATGACCACGCTCTCAGCAACTGGGCGTGTGTTCTTTACGCCAGATTGTGAAAGTGTTCTCGAAGCTATCAGCATGGCGGTTTGGAATCCGAAGAAAATGGAACTGGAGCGTCTGGATGATGGAACCAGTGATATTGACTCTCTGGATGCTATGGAGTACAGCTTCGAGAAGAGGATAAAGAAATTCATTAAGAAGACGGGGTGAACTGATTGAGAATTGCAAATATATTGAGAAAGGTGTTGAGAAGATTGGTGCCGAATAACAGTGTAGAGAAAGCCCTGGGCGTTGATATATGCGAGTCCGGAGTAATGCAGAATGCTATAGAGCTGTGGCACAGCATGTATAAGAATGAGCCGCCATGGAGAGGTGGAAAGGACAATGTAGTTCCTCTGAATCTGCCGTCTGCGATTTCGGAGGAATTTGCCCGGCTGATACTGACGGAGTTCAGCATGGAGGTAACCGGCAGTCCGATGGCCGATTTCATCAATGAGCAGTTGAAAGACCAGCTTACGGACTTGAACAAATTTGTTGAGATGTACTGCGAAGGTGGAGCTATTGCAGTAAAGCCGTTCGTGACGAACATAGACGAAAACGGAAAGCCAACGGCAATCGAACTGGATTTCGTGAAAGCAGTGGATTTTTTCCCATGTGCGTTCAACAACAAGGGAGAGATAACGGCAGCGGTGTTTGTGGAAGGAAAGAAGGTAGGAGATTACCTGTATACCAGGCTTGAATACCATGAGCTTACGGGTATGACCTACACAATCATCAATAAGGCGTTCAAATCTGAGGAGATTTACCAGTACAACGATGATGGAACCTATGCTGTGAGAGATAGATTCCGGAAAGAAGTGCCACTGGCAGAAGTGGATGAATGGGCGGGCCTGTCAGAAGAGCCGGTAATTATCGGTAACATCGACAAGCCGCTTTTTGCGTACATCAAAGTGCCAAAGGCAAATAATATCGATACGGACTCGCCATTGGGGGTATCGGTGTTCTCCAGAGCCACAGAGATAATAGAACAAGCTGACATCCAGTACGGGCGTGTATTGTGGGAGTACAAAGCCACAGAAGCTGCTATCCTGGGCGATTCTGATTTGTTCCAGACTGATAAGCATGGAAAGCCGGTTCTTCCGGCAGGGCAGGAAAGGATGTTTAAGACATTTGATTTCGACAATGCAGACGGAACAAATAAAGGTCTGCTGAAAGAGTATGCACCGCAGATTCGCTATGAAGCGTTATTCCAGGGGCTGAATAAGCAGCTAATGAAAATAGAGTTCCTGGTCGGTCTTGCCTATGGCACACTGTCTGAACCAACGGACATCGAGAAGACAGCATATGAAATTCGGGTGTCGAAGCAGAGGTCATACCATACGGTAACGGCGATGCAGGATGCATGGCACAAAGGGTTTGAGAAAATCATATACGCCATGAGAGTTCTGGCGTTGCTTTATGATATGGTTCCGGACGGAGAAACGGAGCTGAACTGTAACTGGGGCGATGGAGTTCTGGAAGATACAGAAGCAGAGTATCAGCGTAGATGGTCCATGGTGGTTGCCGGAAAGCTGAGAACAGAAACGTTTCTTGCGTGGTATTTTGGATGCTCGGAGAAAGAGGCAAAGAACATGATGCCGGAGCCGGTAGCCAGATTCCCTACGGAAGAATAGGGGGTGTGAGCAGTGCTGACACCGGAATATTTGAATAGCTTTTCTTCCGGGTATCTTGGAATGTGCGATGTGCTGAATGAGCAGATCATCCGAGACGTGGCACGAAGAATAGCGAAGACAGGAAGAATCACACCAACAGCCGAGTGGCAGTTGAAGCAGGCAAAGCAGTCCGGAGCATTGATGAATGATGTAATCCGGGAGGTCGGAGTTCTGACTGGAAAATCCGATACAGAAATATTGCGGTTATTCCGGGATGCAGGCTTGACCGGGATGTTGCAGGATGCAAAGCCGCTATTGCAGGCCGGAAAGCTGAAAACATCTGATATTGTTCTTTCTGGAGCGATGCAGAGAACTATGGAGGCCGCCGCAGAGAAGTGCAGGGGAGAGATAGGAAATCTCACGCTGACAACGGCAATAGCCACACAGCAGGAGTATATACAGGCACTGAACGCAGCCTATATGAAGGTTACGTCCGGTGCTTTTTCGTACCAGGAGGCGATCAGACAGGCTATCCGGGATGCAGCAGCAAAAGGAACATCGGTCATGTATGACAGTGGGTATATCTCGAAGCTGGATACAGCCATAAGAACAGCACTGTTGACCGGAGTAAATCAGACAGCCGGAAAGCTGACGGAGTTATACGCTTCGGAACTTGGAGCTGAGTATTATGAGACAACGGCTCATGCCGGAGCCAGACCTTCACATTCAGTCTGGCAGGGCAAGGTATTCAAGATTGAGGGTACAGCTCCGGGGTACGAAAACTTCTATGAGGCAACCGGATATGGAACAGGAGCCGGTTTGTGCGGTTGGAATTGCAGACATAGCTTCTATCCGTACTGGCCGGGGATTTCAAAACCTGCATACACGAAAGATGATCTGGAGGATTACAGCAGACCTAAGTATTCGTTTGCAGGGAACCTTCTTACAGAGTATGAGTGTATGCAGAAGCAGCGTGAATATGAAAGGGCGGTTAGAGAGTATAAGAGAATCCTGGCCGCCTATGATTCATATATCCAGACGGTCCAGTCAGAAGCAGACAGAGCGTACTTCCGGGAGGAGTTCCAGAAAGAATCTGTGAAGCTGAAAGAGAAGGAATCACAGATGAAAGATTTCTGCAAGCAGACTGGACGGAGCATAGATACTGCCAGAACGCAGGTATCAGCCGTATATGACGGCAACGGTAACTTGGTATCATTTAACCGCTCAGTCAGTGGAAAAGCTGTATGGGCGAATAAGAAAGCAAAATAAGGAGGTAACAAGACATGTTATTTAGAAAAGCATTTGAACTGATGAAACAGGGAAAGAAGTTGAAATTGCCATCATGGGCTGGATATTGGTATTGGTCTAAAGATAAGCAGACAATTATCATACACACGAAAGATGGAGTTGACATGGATATCCGTGAGACACAGATTCCGGACTATACATTTTCCAATATCGCAAGTGATGAATGGACGTTAGCAGATAGTGAGAATTGTCCGGAATTGGGTGGCGAGGCTACATTCTCATTTGGAGACGCAATTAAGTATCTGAAACGTGGCATGAAAGTAGCAAGAAAAGGATGGAATGGGAAGAAGCAGTACATCCAGCTCGCTACAGGAATTTCTTACAAGACAGCGGATGGAGATATCGTAAACTGCGAACATGATGCTATCGGAAACATGGCTATCGCATTTGTCGGAACATCAGGAGTACAGATGGGATGGCTCGCAAGTCAGGCAGATATGCTTGCAGATGATTGGGTGTTTGCAGATTAGGAGGATTAATCATGAAGAAATTGTTTATTTCACAGCCAATGAAAGGAAAGTCTGATGAAGACATCCTGGCAGAACGCCAGAAAGCAATCAAGAGCGCAGAGGCGAAAATCGGAGAAGCAGTAGAGGTCATTGATTCCTTTTTCAGGAAGCCCCGGTGGATGCAAAGCCCCTTTGGTTCTTGGGAAAATCCCTGGAACTTTTGGCCGATGCAGACATCGCTTACTTTGCTAAAGGCTGGCAGGAGGCCAGAGGATGCAAAATCGAGAATACATGTGCTATTGAGTACGGCATTCCGGTTATCGAAGACTACACAGCAGAGTAGGAAGGAGGTGATCCTGCTATCTCCCATCCATGGGTTAAATGGTATTTGCCCCGTATAGGGCCGTAACGTATTAACCCTTACAATTTACCATTGAAGTACTTAAAACGTGTCCTGGGAACTCTCAGAAGTTCGTAGACACCCTTTAAGACCACGAAAACAAATAACAGTCAGCCGGGTCCATCAGTGGAACGCCTGGCTGTTGTTTTTGCCCTGTGATATGGCATATAAACTGTCTCCTTCTCTTGCGTGCGGAGATATAAACGCACGATAGCAGTGCCGGAGTGAACCGGAATCTAAACGAAATCAGCGAAACGAAGAAAGGAAGGTAAGTGAAATGACTTACGAATTTTTGAAGAAACTTTTTGGAACCCCGAAGGACGGCGAAGAGCCTAAGGCTATGACCTATGCGGAACTGGAGGCGGCGATTGATGCTGACAAGAAAATCCAGGTAGTAGATGTGAAAGCCGGAGGCTATGTGTCGAAGGAAAAACTGGATGCCAAGATCACAGAGCTGGACGGTGTAAGACAGCAGCTCACAGATGCCAATGCAGAGATCAAATCCTACAAAGAGATGGATATTGATGGCATCAAAAAGTCTGCAAAAGACTGGGAAGACAAGTACAACCATGATACCCAGGAGCTTAATGACGAGCTGGCGAAACAGGAAAGAGATCACCAGATGGACAGATATCTGGATACTGTCGGACTGAAGCCAGGGGCTATGTACCGTGATTATGTCAGAAGAGCTTTCGAGGCGAAAGAACTGAAGCTTGAAAACGGAAAGTTTATCGGTGCGGATGACGTGATGAAAGAACTGAAGGAGAGTCCGGACTACAAAGAAGCATTCGTTGTGGATACGCCGGATGATGAACCGGATACACCAGATGTTCCGGATGAACCAGGGAATCCACCGGCACCAAATATGCCGTACTTCTCAGCAGGAACCAATTCACAGACCCAGAAGCCAAAGGGCAACATGTTTGACTTTGGATTTTCTGGAGTAAGAAAAAGAGATTAACAGGAGGTAACTTAACATGGCAAAACCACTTAATTATGCAACAGAATATCAGAAATCTTTAGAGCAGGCATTTCCGTATGCATTATACTACGGAGCACTCTATAAGACTCCGAATAACGGAAGATTCAAATGGCTCAATGGAAAGACCATTGAGATTCCAAGCATTTCCGTAACCGGCCGTGTGGATTCTACAAGGGATACCATTGCTACGGCTGCAAGAAACTATGATAACAGCTGGACTCCGTTGACACTGGAGAATGAAAGAAAATGGTCTACACTGGTTCACCCGGCAGATGTGCAGGAAACAAACCATGTAGCAACAATCACGAACATTACCAGAGTGTTCAACGAAGAGCAGAAGTTCCCGGAGATGGATGCATACACCATTTCCAAGATTTATGCAGACTGGACGGCGGCAGGAGAAGCTGCTGATACAACAGTTCTTACAGCAGAGAATATTCTGGATGTATATGACAAGATGCTGGAAGAGATGTCAGAAGGTCGAGTTCCGAAGATGGGACTGATTCTGTATGTGAATCCGGCAACCAACACACTGATTAAGCATGCCCAGGGTATTTACAGAACGCTGGATGTTGGCAGACAGAACAACCTTTCAAGAGCGATTAAATCCCTGGATGAAGTTCAGATTGAGGAAGTACCATCTGAACTGATGAAGACTCTGTATGATTTCACACAGGGTTGGAAAGTAGCTGGAAGTGCTAAACAGATCAACATGATGCTGATTAACCCACTTGCAGTAATCACACCGGTGTCTTATGAGTTCTCTAAACTCGATCCACCATCTGCTCTCTCAGAAGGTAAGTATGTTTACTACGAAGAGTCACATGAGGACGTATTCGTTCTGAAGAACAAGAAGAAAGCTATCCGCATGTCTGTGGAGGCGTAGGAAGAAATAAGCCCTGCCAGGTTATCACTGGTGGGGCATAGCAAGAAAGGAGAATCACTATGAGTTATGTAGCTCAGAAGAAAAACCGTATTATCAGAATCCCAGAAGAAAAGGCTGAAGAGTATGCAAAGATGGGGTATGAGATTACTAATGAAGATGGGGAAGTTGTAGCTGATGCTGCAATCGAAACCATTGAAAGAGCGAAGGAAGAAATAACCAGACTCACAAAAGAACTTGGTAAAGCAGGAACAGAGAACGAAGAGCTGAAAGCCAAACTGACGGAGGCTACTCTGTATGCGGAGGATGCCGATAAAAAGATTGCAGACCTCCAGAAAGAGAACGAAGAGCTGAAAGCGGCAATCCAGGCACAGGCTACGATGGGCTCAGCTGCACCAGTTTCTGAAGATTCCGGAAAGAAAAAGACAACCAAGACTTCAAAGCAGTCAGAGTAGGAGGTAGCTTATGTATTTAGCAACGAAAGGTGGGAGTTCCTGCCGAATTCCCAAAAGAAAGGCAGGATACTACAAAAGCATGGGCTACTCCCTGGAGAATCTGGATGAAGAAGTCAGAGCGAGCACAAGTCCTACAAAAGAAAAGAAGACCGGTAAAAAAGAATCAGCTTCGCAAGAGGACGTAAATCCGGCAAATAACTGATTTATCTTTCGGTAGCTTACCATTTTACCAGAAGGGAGTGTTTGGATGAACCAGGAGGCTATAACGAGTCCATATGTGGACTTTACGTACTACAAGGAAGAGTATGGCGGTGTTCACATCAAAACTGAGAAAGATTTCAGACGAGCTGAGAAGTTTGCTGAAGCTTTTGTGAATCAGATTACGTTTGGGCGGATACCGAAACTGCCAATGCTCACGGATTCAATCAGAGATGCAATCTGTAGTGCTGCTGATTCCATTGCGATACAGAGAGAGAAGAACGAAGCTGTTGTAAAGTCAGAATCTAACGATGGATATTCTGTCAGCTATGCAGATGCCGGAAGTTATTCGGCTGTACGCAGTGAGATGTACAGAACGGTTAGGACATACCTGGCAAACACCGGACTGCTGTATAGAGGGTGGGTGAAAGAGTATGACGATAAACAGTGATGTGACGATCTTCAATCTCAGAATCGGAGCTGACCGGAGAGAAAAGTTCTATGCAACAAGAATCTTGGGAGTTTCCTGGTATGGAAGCAAAGGACAGGTAGTGTCGGATACAGTCCGGAAGGGCACGGCACAGTGCGTGATCCGGATTCCATACACAGCAATCGTAGAAGGTGGAAAGCAATATATAAGCGAAGAAGAGTATAAGAAGCTGTCGGATGAAGATGCAGAAAGGTACTGGACTATCCAGAAGAACGCTTATATTGTGCGTGGACAGCTTGAAGTTGCTGACCAATGGGTATTCGACACGTTCAGTTTTCAGCACGGAGTTATCTTGAAGGAAACAATAGAAGACCTTGCAAAGCTGAGACAGCATGATGAAGATTTTGTGACGATCACAGAATATGCAGACAACACGCTCAGAGGAACTGACCGGACAAAGCACTGGAGGGTAGGAGGAGCATAATGTCACTGAAGATGATTACAACACCAAGAGGCTCAATCGTTACTACCAAGAATGGAAAAGCGGAGCTGACATGGAACTCAGACTTTGCGGCAAGAAGAAATGCTCAATTTACCAAGAAGCAAATGTTCATAGACTCAGAGGTACTGAGACGATGTAGTCCGAGAGTCCCGATCAAAACAGGTATGCTGGAGAAATCTGGTAAGCTGGGAACGAGCATCGGCAGTGGCGAAGTGAATTATATAGCCAAGTATGCTGCTGTACAGTATTATGCAACGTCTGACACCAGACCGTATGATGCGAACCGTGGAGCGCATTGGTTTGAGAGAATGAAAGTGGCTGAAAAAGAAGATATTTTGCGTGGAGCGGATAAAATCTAGGAGGTCGCATGGCAACGAAAAGTATTATACAGGGCGTATCAGATTATTTTCTGAACTGCCCGTTGTTGAAAGACGGTGTATTCCGGGTAGATGCCCTGGGAACAGAGCCGGTGGAATATACCATAGAAACGGGGATATTTGACCCGATTATTGAAAGATATGTGGACGGCAGTTCTGAGCGACAATTTCAGTTTCAGTTCGGATCCAGAGAATTTTACAGCATGGACCGGCTTCAGAATATTGACAACAGCACATTTTATGAAGAGCTTGCCGAGTGGGTGGAAGAGCAGAGCCTTATCGGTAACCTTCCGGAGCTTCCAGAAGGAATGAGTGCCGAGGAGATAGAAGTACTTTCGCCGGGATATATCTATGATGGAGCTATGAAGAATGCAAGGTATCAGATTTCCTTGCGATTATTGTATTTTAAGGAGGCCTGAAACAATGACAGAGAATACCAACAGCAAAAGAGATGTGGTGCAGAGACACCAGTTTGCGGACTTTCTGAATATTGGAACGTCTGAGAAAGCAAAGTGGGTGCTGATGGGAGTTGGATTCACAACCCTGGATGAAACATTCGGTGCAGAGAGTGAATCCGAGAAGTATGTAAGTGAAGCATCTTCGTCTTCCTCTGTCGTGTCTTATACATCGGTATTTCCGTTTGAAGCACGACTTATTAAGGACCAGGATGCAGTCAACGCACTGTACCATGTCGGCAGAAACCATTTAACAGGAAGCGATGCAGAGTTTGAATACTGCCGTGTAGAACTCTGGGATCAGAAGATGAGTGCTTCTGCACCAGTTGAAAACACATTTGCAGCCAGAAAGTTCCTGGTATCCGCAGAGCTGAGCGGAGTATCCGGGGAAAAGAAACAGAGCATGAGTGGAAACCTCAATGCAATAGGAGATCCGGTTGACGGATATTTCAACACAAAGACACAGACATTTGAAGAAGCTGCGGCTTAGAATTTGGAGGTAAAGTAATATGAGTATGTTAAAGATTTGTGGACAGGAATTAGAATTAGATCTGTTCGATGCAGACACGATGGAAATATACGAGAAGTCTCTTGACAAGGTAGTGGAAAGATCAAAGGAAGCTAAGAAACATACGGAGTTGTCAAATGCAGAAGGCATTCGGGAAACGTGCGGAATCGTGAAAGACTTCTTCGATGAAATATTTGGAGAAGGAACATCCGAAAAGCTGTTCAAGGGCAAGGATAATCTGTTGGTTTGCATGGATGCATTTGGAATTGTTTCTTCTGAGGCTAACAAGATGAAAGGCCAGGCTACTGCACTTACTAACAAGTACAATATGAACCGGGCTCAGAGAAGACAGGACGATAAGAAAAATAAGCATGGCAAGAACAGAGCAACAGTGACACAGATCGGCAATGCGGATGGTCGTGATAATTCATGAACCACGACTGCAACATGCTTATAGACTATCTTCCGGAAACAGTAGAAATTGAAGGTGTGGAGTATGAGATAGAATCAAATTTCCGCACCTTTATTTTGTTTGAGATGCTGATGCAGGATTCAGAACTTTCGGATTCGGAAAAAGCAATGCAAGGACTGAAACTGGCTTATCCAGTTATTCCGGATAATCTGGAAGCGGCAGTAGATGAACTGCTGTGGTTCTACGCTTGTGGCAAGAGGTGGAGAGAGAAGAGAGCTGGTTCAGTAGAAGGAGCTTCAGAAGTTCAGAGGATCTATTCTTTTGAGCATGACGATGACTATATCTACTCAGCATTTCTGACCCAGTATCACATTGACCTGCAGGACATTAAGTATCTGCATTGGTGGAAGTTCAAAGCCTTGCTGAGAACACTATCCTCTGACTTGGAGTTCTGTAAAATTATGGAATACCGGAGCGTGGATATCAATGCGAATATGACAAAAGAGCAGAGAGATTTCTACCGCAGGAAGAAAGAGCTGTATGCTCTTCCGTTACCTGTTGACGAGGAAGAAAAAGTAGATGCAATAGCAGAAGCCCTTATGAATGGTGGGGACCTTACGGGACTGCTGTAGGAGGTGACTGGCTATTGAGGATGTAAAGAAGAAAATGATACGGGTGGAGTGCCCGTTGTGTAAATATAAAATGCCGCTGTTTTTTGAAGAGACAGCGGAGTGTTCGGGCGTGATGGTGTCCTGCAAAGGCAGAAACTGTCATGCCCGTTTTGAATTAAAGATTAAAGACGGAAAGCAAATCAAGTAGTGCCATTACGAGCCGATGATTGAGCCGAAGAATTGAGGTGAGAGCATGGGCTATGATGGTACGCTGAAGTTTGATACCAGCATAGATAGTTCCGGATTCCAAGCCGGACTGAGTAAATTATCTGGACTTGCAAGTAGCGCAATCAAAGCTACTACAGCAGTCATCGGAGGTGCTGCATCAGCAGTTGCTGGTATTGGTGCGGCTGCAATCAAGGTCGGTTCTGACTTTGAAGCTGGAATGAGTAAGGTTCAATCCATTTCCGGAGCTTCTGCTACAGAAATTCAGCAACTTGCAGAAAAAGCAAAAGAGATGGGAGCCAAGACGAAGTTCTCAGCTACCGAAAGTGCTGAAGCGTTCCAGTATATGGCAATGGCTGGCTGGAAGACCGGAGATATGCTGAACAGTATCGAAGGTATCATGAACCTGGCTGCGGCATCTGGAGAAGACCTGGCAACTACCAGTGATATTGTCACCGATGCTATGACCGCCTTTGGATTGGCGGCTGACGGGACAACAACGATCATCAAAGACGGATACACGAAAGAGGTATCCAATGCCACACACTTTGCAGACGTACTTGCAAAGGCAGCATCCAATTCCAACACGAACGTAGGAATGATGGGTGAGACGTTTAAGTATGTGGCACCTGTGGCTGTAGCTTTGGGATTCAGCGTTGAAGACTGTGCTACAGCAATCGGCTTGATGGCAAACTCCGGTATCAAAGCAAGCCAGGCTGGTACGTCTCTGAGGTCTATCTTTAGCCGAATGGCTAAGCCGACCGATGAAGTAAAGGCAGCTATGGATCAGCTTGGAGTATCTCTGACGAACAGTGATGGCTCCATGAAGTCTCTGAAAGAGGTTATGAAAGACCTTCGTTCCGGTTTTGCTGGACTGACAGAGGCGCAGAAAGCACAGATGGCATCAGCTCTTGGTGGACAAGAAGCCATGAGTGGATTGCTTGCCATTGTAAATGCATCAGATGAAGATTACCAGAAGCTGGAGGATTCTATCTACGATGCGGACGGTGCAGCTAAAGAAATGGCTGACACCATGAACGATAACCTGCAGGGAGCTATCACGCTCTGTAAGAGTGCATTAGAGTCTGTAGGTATCGCCCTGTATGAAGAAGTACAGGAACCAATGAAAGAGACGGTCAAAGCCATAACTAGCATGGTTGAGGAAATGAACGAAGCCATGGCTGAAAATGGATTTGACGGTCTGATTGAAGCGTTCGGAAATTCTATCGCTGAGTTGGCAAAGATGGCTGTAGATGCCGCACCGACACTGATTGGAGTAGCGGAAGATCTGGTAGGCACATTTATAAATGCCATCATGGAGCACCAGGAAGAATTTGCCGAAGCAGGAGCAACTTTAGTTGCTGAACTTGTAAAAGCAATCATGAATGTAGCCGGTGACATGTGGTCTGCCGGTATTTATTTGTTTACGGAATTTCTACAGGCTCTGAGTGACCACTCTGAGGAAATCGGTCAGTCATTTGGAGAAATGCTTGGCAAAATTGGCGAGGCGGCGCAGGAAAATACACCGCTTATCATCCAGGCTGCAAAAGATTTCGTAGCTGGATTTTGTGAAGGACTGAGCGAAGAGTTTCCTGGCGTGTCTTCACTGATCGAAGGATTCCTTAACGGATTCATAGATTCGGCAAGCACTATAATCCAGGGAATTGCAGATGTGATTTCCGGACTGTTCAGCGTGATTGACGGGGCAGATCCGAACACACTGGAAGCTGTTGGCTATGCAATCGGAGTGATTGCTGGCTCTATCGCAGCTTTAAACGTTGCTCAAAGTGTTATTCAGCCTTTAAGCACACTATTCTCTATACTGAAGACATTAAAGGGTGGAATTAGCGGAATTTCCGGAGTCATCGGAAAAGTCGTAGAAGGATTCGCACTCTGGAGTGGTGGAGCCGGTTCGCTCATGGAAGTCCTGGAGCTGGAGTTCCCTAAGATTGCTGGTATCTTCAGCTCTATTGGTGGAGCGGTACAGAAAGTAATCGGATTCTTTGCAGAGTTCGGTTCTACCATAGCCGGAATTGGTTCTATTATTGCCGGAGCGATTCTCGCAGTTACCAATTTCGTAGATATGTTTGTGAACGGCTTCAGTGCTGTAAAAGAAGCTCTTATGGTGGTCGGCATTGCGCTGGCGGCTGTCGGAGCGGTTATCCTGGGTGCACCTGCATTGGTGGCTGCTGCGATTGCCGGAATTGTAGCTGCGGTTGCAACGGCGGTTGTGGTCATCAAGGAACACTGGGATCAGATTGTAGAATTTTTCCAGAGCATACCGGATAAGCTGAGCGAACTTGGTTCGGCTATCGCTGAGTGGGGCTCTGGTGTCCTGGATAACATAGGTGAATTCATTGACTCTGTGATTGAGTGGTTCTCCGAATTGCCAGGAAAAATCATAGATGCAATCAGCTCACTGGCAGAAAGTTTTGTCGAGTGGGGAGCTTCTATGCTGGAGACAGCATCAGAGGTCACAACGCAGATTATTGATTCAATCGTACAGTTCTTTACGGAATTGCCATATAAAATCGGGTATGCGATTGGATTTGTGATTGGCACGTTGATTGAATGGGGAACGAATGTGATCAACTGGATCACCACGAATGTTCCTCAGATGATTGACAATATCGTTACGTTTTTCGCTGAATTGCCAGGGAAAATCTGGGACTGGCTGGTAAATACCTACAACAAATTTGTTGAGTGGGGAAGCCAGATGCTCCAGAAAGCCGGAGAGGTGGCAAGCAACTGCATAGACAGTATTGTTACATTCTTCTCTGAGCTACCTGGCAAAATTTGGAACTGGCTGACGGACGCATTCAATAGATTTGTGACCTGGGGATCTAATACCCTACAGAAAGCAAGAGAAGTTGGAGCTAATACGATAGACACAATCGTTAATTTCTTCTCGCAGTTACCAGGAAAAATCTGGACGTGGTTGAGCAACACCATCCAGAAAGTGATCCAGTGGGGATCCGATATGGTGGCAAAGGGAAGACAGGCAGCATCTGATTTGTGCAGTGCTGTTATAAATGGCGTTGCAAATCTGCCTTCTCAGATGGCTAGTGTTGGCTACAACATTGTAATGGGTGTATGGAACGGAATTTGCAATGCCGCCGGTTGGTTCAGAAGACAGGTGTCATCGTTCTTCTCTGGAATTGTTGATGGTGCGAAGAGCGCACTGGGTATTCATTCTCCGTCAAAAGTATTTGCTGATGAAATCGGTAAGTGGATTCCACCTGGTATCGGCGTAGGTATTGAAGCCGAGATGCCAGACCTGTATAAGCAGATGGATGATGAGATGGCCAGTCTTGGAAAGCGGATGCAGACGGCGGTTAATGTGGAAACCGGAAAGATTGCTGTTGATAAGAAGGTCAGCACAACATACAAAGTCGAGAAAGAAAAGCAAGGTGTCTTCGAGAGTGGAGACACAACGGTAGAGATTACCGGAGAGACACACGTTCATGTAGATTTGGACGGCAGGGAAGTTGGAGATACAACAACACCGATTGTCGATGAAAACATGGCAAGAATTGATACACACAAGAAGAGAGGAGGTTAATCATGTCGGGAGTAGGCATTACGTTTGATGAGACGCATTCGTTCCGGGACTGGGGCTTAAGACTCAAGAAGATTGTTATCGGCATACCGAAAGCAAAGACAGAGTATGTGAGCGTCCCCGGCATGAACGGGGACCTGGACCTCTCAGAAGCTCAGAACGGCGGCGTAAAATATGAGATGCGGACCTTGAAATTTACATTCGGGGCAAGAAACTGTAGTTATGAAAGATGGAGCGGTCTGTTAAGCCAGATCGCTTCTGATTTGCAGGGAATCTCGAAGAGAATCATCCTTGACACCGACAAGGGATATTATTATACCGGCAGGTGTGAGATAGAGACAGAGAAGAATAACGATGTAACGGCGGAGATTGTTATAAGCTGTAAATGCGAGCCGTATAAAATCAGCGTGGATTCTTCGGATGAGCCTTGGAAGTGGGATACGTTCAGCTTCATCAATGGCGTTATCCGTAACACCTCAGACATCACGATCAGCTCTGGCTCCGGTTGGCAGAAAGTCAGCCTGGACGGTTGGGTTCATAACGAAACGCTCAGAATTGTTTCCAATGCGGAAATGAAGGTAAGGTATCGTAATTCAACCTATACGATATATACTGGCGAGAATATCATGTATGACATTGTTCTGTACAAGGGAGTGAATGACCTTTACTTCCAGGGAACGGGCAAAGTCACGCTGATTCACAGAGGAGGGATGCTGTAGATGTATACGATTAAAGCCTATGTGGACAGCAAGGAGTACACGATTCACGATGCCAGGGTAAAGGCACTGACCGTTGGCGGAAATCCGTATTTTGAAATCGGGGATAACATCAACGGTTCGGCAACCTTCAAGGTGTTTCCGACACACCCGTACTATGACAAGGTTACGAAGCTGACAACAGATATTGTGATTTACCGGGATGATGAGCCGGAGTTTTATGGGCGAGTTCTCTACGATGATGAAGATTTTTCTGGAACAAAGAAAGTCTTCGTCGAAGGAGAACTTGCCTTTTTGTGCGACAGCATCCAGAGACCGAAGGTTTATCATAATATTTCGGTCAAAGCGTATGTGCAGGATTTGATAGACATTCATAATGCACAGGTAGAAGAGAGAAAGCAGTTCGTTGTCGGCAGGGTAACGGTAAAGGATTCTAATGATTCACTGTACCGGTATTCCAATTACGAGGACACAAGAACGGCGTTCAAAGAGAAGCTGACGAGCAGACTTGGAGGACATCTGGTTATCCGGCATGAGGACGGTCTGAGAATCCTAGATTACCTGTCAGATGAAGACTATTACACCAGGAACACGCAGGACATCCGGTTTGGGAAGAACATGTTGGATTTCTCAAAGAACATGGATGCTTCGGACTTGGCAACGTGTATTATCCCATTGGGAGCGAAGCTGGATGAAGACGAGCAGGACCCGGCACTGGAGGCAATCTCTGAACAGAGAAGAACCATTGCGAGCGTCAACGGTGGCGTGGATTATGTCACAGACGATAACGCAGTGAAGGAATACGGCAAGATTTACAAGACTGTAACCTGGGACGATGTGACAGTTCCAGAGAACTTAAAGAAAAAGGCCGAGGAATATTTGAAGTCGGTACAGTTTGAGAAGATGGTACTGGAGCTGAAAGCGATAGACTTAAATCTGACGGATGAATCTTTCCAGAGATTTGAGATCGGCAACATGATCCAGTGTGTTTCCACACCGAACGGTTTAGACCGGGAATTTCCGCTGACAAAGAAGAAAGTGTATATTACCAGCTTCAAGAACAACACCGTTACGTTGGGCGATGAGACGAGTGCTAAGTCCTACACCTCGTCAAACCGCCAGAGTACGGCTGAAATGGAAGAGACAATAAAATCCTTGCCAAGTAAGACAGAAATCTTGCAGGAGGCTCTCAGAAGCGCACAGGACCTAATAAATAAACAGGTAGCCAGTGGATATGCAGTACACGTTCCGAATGAGTTCATCGTTGCTGATGATGTGGATTATAAGAACAAAGCCAAGAATCTGTGGAGATGGGGACTTGGCGGTTTTGCTCATTACAGCCAGGGGTATGACGGACCGATAGACGGAGTGGCACTGACCATGGATGGAAAAATCAATGGGGAGATGCTTCTGGTAAATTCAGTCAAAACGGAATCACTGGATGCCGGATACCGGACATCGGTAGAAACGAAGATATCAGAGAGCGAGACAGCGGCGAAGAATCATGCTGATAATAAAGTCAGAGTAGCCAGAGAGGAGATTGAGAATTCCATTTCCAACCTGGAGAATAAGATTTCGCTATCTGTACGAAGTGTAAAGGAAACGGTTGCCCGGAAGAACTATATAGTTGGTGGTGAGCAAGAGACACTTGATAAAAGAAAGTTCACTGCATCCGGCATAACTGGTAGCTGCACGATTGAGCAAGCGGAGTTCCTAAACATGAATGCGATCAAGCTGACATTCTCCGCAAATGGTTCGGTGACATTGACACAAAGCCTGGGAACTATGGAAGCTGGCAATTATAAGATTGCTGTTGAGGCTGCATATCCAGAAGGCTCAAAGTACCGCCCGTCTTATGTACGGTATGGATTCTCAGAGAACCAGTCTACAGAATATTTCAGCGGATATAGTGCGGACGAATTTCACACCTACAGTAAGCAAGTGAAGATTACCAAAGCGGCGAAGTCTGTAGCAATCACGGTTTACGGATATACCGGTTCAGTGGTGTATCTCACGAACATCCGATGTCTGAGAGACATGCAGGAACTACTGGATGATCTGAATGCCAGGATAGATGTAGAAGTTGGCAAAGTGTCAGCTTCGGTGTCAGATCTCTATGAAAATTCGCTGCATAACTATTGTAGCAATGGAAAGTTCTCAAATAACGATGATAAGTTTACTGGTTGGGGAAGGAGCAACACAACCCAGGTCACACAGACAACCTTTGGCAGCAAGAGCTGTGCGAAGATTGAGAACACATCTTCGACATACAATATCTCCTGGTATCAGAGACCATGGGAGAAGCGTGGAGACATTACAGTTAGGTTTAAGGCGGCGTGTAATGCAGAAGACGCAGATACGGCAAGGATAAGATTAACGATTGACAGCAAAAACTTTTATACCAATGCAGGAGAGCTGAGTGACGAGTGGACGGAGTTCGAGTTTACATCTTATGCAACGCCGTCATATTTCTATACGTATTTTTACAACTATGTAGCAAATACGACCGTATATATCACGGACGTGGAGATTCTGGGATATATGTCTGCATACTCGGAATCTCAGTTGACGATTTTAAAAGATTCCATCGAATCCGAAGTGAAGAGAGCAACGGCACAAGAAGGAACGTTATCTTCTTCTATCAAGCAAAATGCAGAGAGCATCACTTCAAAAGTGAGCAAGGGTGAAATGGGCTCTTACATCACGCAGTATTACAACAACGTGATTATAGCTTTCAATAAAAACTCAAAATACGTGCAGATCAATCCAGGAGAGATCGCTATTTACAATTACGGAGTAGAGAACTCTAAGAAACGTGCTGTATTCGATGAAACGGGTAATCACTTTTACAGAGATGGATATTATGTCGGAGCGATTGGCACAAACCAGTGGTCAGGGAACAATGCTCATAAGGGATTAGTGTTCGATTTGGAACCGCAAGGAAAGTATATGGCATTTGCACAAAAAGCAAGTTCCTCAGATACTTCCTATACTACGATGTTATGTTTCAGCCGTGCGAACAGTATCTACGATGAGTACGGAGTAAACCTGGGATGTAATTTGATTGGAAACTGGTATACGTTAAAAAATTTCAAAATTGGAAGCATATCAGCAGGAGGATATACGGCTTTTAGCGGAGCGATACCGATTGTATGTGAGATCACGAACAATGGCAACAGTTGGACGTATTCACATCTCAGAGTTTACAACGGAATCATAGTAGGTTACTGGAACTAAGAAGGAGGCAAGAAGATGGAAATTATTTTTCCGAGAGGAGACGCACCGGAAAAGGTAGCGAAAAACAGTGTAGCTGTAGGAACCATCAAAAGAGAGCAGGAGGTAAAGAAAGATGAAAGAAAAGAAAAAACCAAACAGACCGATTAGTGTTATTTATGCTGATGCGAAGCAGGCAATCACAAGGCAGGTTGGAAACACGATGGCAGCTTACGGGCTGCCTATTTTCATGGCAGAGGGGATTCTGAGCGGAGTGCTTGCAGAAATCAGAGCAAATGCCGCAAACGAGCTGGCGGACGATACGGCCAGATACGAAGAGGAACTGAAAGCCCATTACGAAGCTGAGATGAAAGAGAAACAGGAGGCTTTCGAGAAAGAAAAAGAGGATCTGATTACGCTCTTTGAAAATCCGGATCTTCCAGGAACAACGCCAGAGGGGGAACCTAAGCCAGATCTGGGAGGAGAGCCGGAACCGGATCCGGAAGAAAAAACGGTCATTGAGAAAAAGCACATCGGAGGAGAGACTGTAGTTGAGGAGGTGGAGTAAATGGCAGATATTTCCCAGGAAATAGATCAGCTTAGAAATGCGGTCTATGGAGAAGAGGTGCGAGGAGCTTTTATCTCCTGCATGCAGAAGATTCACGAGGAAAATGAAAGCTACAACAGTATCAAAGAGTCAGTCAATCAGTCGGCGGCTACCATGCAGGAGCAGGTAGAATCTATCAACACGAAGTCTGAGGAAGTCAAAGCTGCATTGCAGAATCTGACTACGGCAATCGCCAATGGTAAAGATCAGCAGGATGCAATCGAGAAAGCTACCGCAGCCGGAAAGACACAGCAGACTGCTGCAGAAAAGGCTACGTCTGAGAGTAAGACACAGCAGAATGCAATCGAGAAAGCTACAGAGGCCAGTAAAACACAGCAGACAGCTTTAAAGAAAGTCGTTGATTCTGCAAAACAGATTGACTCAGCGATCCAGCAATCTGTAATGGCAGCGAATACAGCAGCCAATAATGCATCGGCAGCTACGAAATCTGCAACAGAAGCAACGTCTTTAGCAAATCAGTCGGCAGAAGCGGCTAAGACTGCGACAACAAATGCAAATGATGCTACAAAGAAAACAAATGCGGCAGTAAAAAATGCATCAGATGCTACAGAACAGGCTGCGCAGGCGACATCAGCAGCAAATGCGGCGACTGAAAATGCAAATCAGGCAGCAGTAGCCGCCAAATTAGCAACGCAGGAAGCACTGACGCAGGCGGAAGAGGCGAAACAGGCGGCGGCATCCGTAAGGGATGATTGCTATCCAATGATGTTCCGTAATTACGATGGAAGAACGTATTCTGTGTTTTTCGAGGATGCAGATGAAACAATGGTCTGCACTGGCACGAAAGAAGACGACAACGCAGATGTCGCAACACCGGTTCCGTCTACAAACGCAGTGAGGAATGAGAACCCCTATGATGAAATTCCACTGTTTAAACCGGTTGAGTGTAACGGTTATGCAGATGAAGGTGGAGAGCTTCATATTACGGCAGTCAAAGGAGAACCGGAGTTCCGGACAGACGGAACAAAGGGAGATGTATGTATCGCCCTCAAAACAGGATACATTCGGACAATTATCGATACGGTTGGAATTATGGGACCACTTGGAAAGAAAGGTACAAAAATTTCGGTTACGGATTCGTGGAGAGAATCTGAGTATCCGGGATTTCCTTTCATCCCGTACACAGCAGCGATTAGACCAGATGGATCGGTAAGACCATATGTGTTGATCCCGAAGCACCAGGCTGTCAATTTTAACAGTTCGTATTATTCGCTTCCTGGATTCGCCCCGGCATACAATGTGTCACATAATGGACAGATTACAACATTCCGGAAGCGTGGCGACCAGTATTGCGGAGAGACTTGCTCAGATGCAGAAATCTGGGAAACACTGTTCATGATCGTATTTGCAAATATGAACTCGCAGGCTGTCATGGTAGGATGTACAGGATTTGCCGACCAGTATATGGCGGCAGTTGCAGAAGAAAATGTTGAAAGAATCATTTTGACCAAAAAGCAGGCAGAATACTTTCCAATCGGATGCTGCGTATCTATTGGGGAGATGGGAAGCAGTACGAATAAAGACCGAGGTCAGTCTCATATGCATAATCTAGCAAATCGTGTCAAAGTAACGAAGATTGAGCCGCTGGATGATGATTCCGGAAATTACGCATTATATGTTGATAATGGAGGAGTGACGTTTAACACGTCTGCAACTACATGTATTTCGACTATGCCGTGGCATACCGGTTCAACGGATAAGGTCAAGGGAACTTGCGGATCGCCATACAGCAATACGAATGGAAAAGAGCCGTTCAAGTTCCTTGGTATCGAGTTTGCACTTGGACAGTATGTGGTGCGTTCTGACGTGATACTGAACGGTGTTTATGATGCAGAGGCAGACACGTACCAGCAGGAAATTTACACCTGTTACGATTGCAAGTATTTTGCTACCGCAATCAATGAGCATTACAAGAAACTGGGGTATGTGATTCCGGATTCCGGAAATGCATGGAAGTATATCAAAAACCTTGGTTTTGATGTCAACTTCCCACACATTAGGATGGCTTCGGAGTACGGTGGAGACAGTAATAAGCGATTTGGGGATGCGGTACATACAGGAACTCGTGCCAACGGCACAAGGGAGTTCCTGTCGCTCGGCGGCCTGGGGAACTGGTCGGTTGCCGGGTTGCGGTTTGCCAATCTGACCGCTTGGCTCGGTTACGGCTACTGGGACATCTCGGCTCGTCCTTCTCTCACTGGAAGACGAGGATCAGTCGTAGACTGGGCATCGTCTATGGGGGTGAATTTGGCGGCGTAGCCCCAAAGAGGGGATCGCCCCTTATAATTTTTTGTAACTAATAAATGTATGATATAGGGATTTACGGTATCCGGGGAGTTCCTGTCGCTCGGCAACCTGAGGAACAGGTCGAATGCCGGGTTGCGGATTGCCAATCTGAACAATTGGCTCGGTAACGGCAACTGGAACATCTCGGCTCGTCACTCTGAATAATTATTCGAGGTATGCCGTACTTCGCCGGACAGCATCTGAAACTGATCCGGCATGCTGAAAAGCATCCTGCACGTGTGCAAAATTGTCGAACCAGCACCGGGCAACCGGACTTCGTAACACAGTGGGTGCGGAGTGGGCTTAGTAGTAAAACCGAAAGGTCTTGAGATTCAGAAGGAGTATTCAGAAATTTACATAGATGAAGACGTATTGTAAGAATGTAGATATCGAAGATATTTTGATGATGGAGCTGGCGATACGGAATTGCTTTAAGGGAAAGTGGAAACGCCGGGATATACGGAATCTGCTTTCCCGACATTGCGAGTATACGCCTGGGAAGATTCTAAAGCTCTTGAAAACTGGAAATAAGCATATGCTTGATGGAGCAGTGCACAATCTGGCACTGGAGTTAAATAACAGATTGATGAACAGGGAACTAAATTTGCCGCCGACCGTATCAAGGACAGTCATTGAAGGGGCAAAGCAGAAAGAAAGGAACTTAGAGATAGAATCGTATGAGCACCAGATATTTGACCATCTGGCAGACCTTGGGCTGCAGGAACTGTTTGAGAAGAAATTCGGAACATGGCAGTGTGCATCCATCAAAGGCAGAGGTCAGCTCTATACGAAGAAAGGAATTGAGAAGTGGATTCGGACAGATCCACAGGGGACGAAAGTGGCAATTCAGTGTGATGTCCGGAAATGCTATCAGAATATAGACATTGATGTGCTGATAGCAATGTTGGAAAGGGATATTCACAAGAATAAGCCGTTGTTGTGGTTGACAAGAAAACTGTTGCTGATAATGAAAGAGAAAGACAAAGGATTGTTTGTCGGTTCAGTTATCTCGAAAGACCTGGCAAATTATTATATGAGTTATCTGTATCACTATGCAGAAAGCAAATTGACCGTTACCAGAAGGTCACGCAGAAATGGTCCGGTCAAGGTCCGATTGTTGAGCCACCAGGCAATGTACATGGATGATGTGTTTCTGAGTGGCTCTAATCGGAAATATCTTATGATGGCATTCCGGAAAATACAGCAGTGCCTGGAAGAAAAACTGCATCTGGAATTTAAGGAATCGTGGAGGTTCTATTATGTCGAATATGAGGACAAGTATGGAGTGAGCCACGGTTGCCCGGCGGATCTGGCAGGATATGTGTATAAGAGAAACTGTACAGTGCTGAGAGATCATATCTTCTTGAAAGGCAGGAGAGCTTTTAAGAAGGTCAAAACTTATTTGATGAAAGGGTATGAAGTAACTCAGAGAATGGCACAGAGAGCAGTATCTTATTACGGTTGGTTTAAGAATAGCAACCTGCATCAGTTCATGGAGAAATATGGAATTGAGGAATTGCAGAAGTATAGCAAGAGAAGACTGAGTTATCTTAGCAAAAGAAACAGAGCAAAGGAGGCGTTGGCATGTTGACAGTAATATGCAGTACAGAACAAATTGAAAGTATGGAATATTACCTGCGAAGCTCCGGTGTAGCAGACGTATTTCTACGGAAGAACATTCAGAAGCAGGAGATGGAAGATAGTGGGGACGGCAAGGGAACCCAGTATACAGCAGATGAAGTGTATTTTGCAGTGACCGGGGAGAAAGCATCGAGAGAATCTATCGAGGGAGATTTCGACTACTGGTACAGCAAAGGCGAGGGGATTGTACAGGGAGAGCTGGCGGACAGATACAGTCTGGAGGAACTGCGTATGCAGGCTTACAGCAATGCAAGTGAGGCATGTGAGAAGACGATATATGCCGGGATTGATGTTGAAATCTCGACCGGTACAGAGCATTTCAGCTTGACAGAAAAAGATCAGCTGAATCTTTTTGGAAAGAAAATGCAGTTGTTAGCTGGAGAGGAAAAGCTGGAATACCATGAGGACGGACATCCTTGCAAGTATTTCTCGGCTGAGGACATGCAGAACATCGTCAATAAAGCAATGTTCTATGTATCATACTACACAACATATTGCAATGCCCTGAATATGTGGATCAAGTCGGTAACGAAACCTGGAGATCTGGATCAGATCCAGTGGGGAGCAAAAGTTCCGGAAGAGTTCCAGAATGAAGTTCTGAAAGACTACATGAAAACCATTGCATCCGGAGGTATTGCATAGTGAAAGTGTTTCTAAAATATTTGACACTCTTCCTGGTCGGAGGAGTTTTTTATTATTCCCTGGAAGTGATCTTCCGGGGATATTCATTTCCGGCAATGGCAGTGTGCGGAGGCTTGTGCTTCATCATTTGCGGAGTGATTAACGAGAGATCACGATGTATGCCATTGGTTCTCCAGCAGTTGATAGCTGCATCCGGGATTACAGTGATTGAATTTATTTTCGGATTGATCTTGAATGTATGGCTGGGGCTGAATATGTGGGATTACAGCAACATGCCGGGGAATGTTCTTGGTCAGATATGTCCTCAGTTCATGATCCTTTGGTTTTTTCTTTCAGCAGTAGGGATAATCCTGGATGATGTGATTCGATGGAGGCTCTTCGGAGAAGAGAAGCCACATTATCATCTTTTCAAGAAAGGACACCATAGGAAATGACAAAGTTGCAAATCATATCCCGGTTGTGGTCGCATGTCACAGACCTCCGGATGTTGATTCGTGAGCAAAGCAAGAAGACTCTGGAAGAGATAGAGTCTGAGCTAGATGCCACAGAATATTATTGCCGCCCGTATGCGGACGTCGATGATATAGAAGCATATCTGGAAGGAGGTGAGGACATGGAAGACGTGATTTCAAGAGCTGAGCACGAGGAGTTCAGAAAGAACATCGAAGCAGAGGACCATAGGCAGAACAGACGTATTGAGCTGCTGGAAGAAAACACAAAGCAGATCAACGCTCTTACGATTTCAGTTGAAAAGCTGGCACAGGGCATTGAGCTTATGGTTGGGGAACAGAAACAACAGGGGAAACGTCTGGAAACCCTGGAGAACAGGGACGGGGAAATGTGGCGAAAAGTAACAGGCTATGTAGTGACAGCCATTATCGGCATCGTGCTTGGCTGGGTTGCCACACAGGTCGGAATGTAGTAGCATAGCCGCCAATATTTGCCTTTAAAGCGTTTAGGCAATGATTTCCCCAGCTGAACAATTATAAACGCTGCAGGGAGCTATCAAGAGATTACAAAGCATAACAGGAGGATTGATTCTATGGAATTATTAAACTATTTAAGCCAGGTGCCGATTCCGGTTCTTATCCTGGTAATCGCAGTGCTGGTCGTTGTAACGGCAGTGGTCGCATATCAGTATGCGAAAGCAAAAGGACTGGAGGGCATCCGCAAAGAGGTGTATGAACTGTTCCTTCACGCTGAACATATCTACAAAGAGTCCGGCCAGGGAGAACAGAAACTGAAATGGGTAGTACAGCAGGCGAGAGGATTGCTGCCTAAGTGGTTGCAGACGCTCTTGTCAGAAGACGCATTGATGAAGATTATTGACTGGTGGTTCAAAGAAGTCAAAGACCTTTTGGATGACGGAAAGGTGAACGGCTCTCAGAACTAATCAGAGAAGGGAGAGAGGAGCTATGGGCTTAAAAATCCTATTGGTGTACCTTTTGGGGATTTTACTGTGCCAGCCAGTCTACATCTGGTGTATCCGGACACTGTGCCGGATGGAAGATGAAGACGAAGAGCTGCACTGTCAGGACAATGGCATGTACTATGAGCCAAACAAGCCGAATTACTCGCTTGTGATAGTGTTGCTGCTGATGGCAGGAATCTTCTGGCCGTTGGTAATTTTGTTTGCGGTGTTCGTTCCGTTGACGTTTTTACTGATGGATAAGATGGGACAGTTGCACCCGAATGACGATGAAGAAATAGATCCAGAAGAAGACACGTACTTATGACCGAGTGGGGAGAAATCCTCACTCTTTTTAAGCGAAGGAGTATTTACAAATGGCAATAAAACGGAATGAATACACAGACATTTTGTTTGATGGTCTGATTGCTGCTGGATGTACCGTATACGGAGCATGTGGAGCAATAGGGAATGTTTTTGCAGAATCTGGAGCGAATCCCCGGAATCTGGAAAATCTTTGTGAAAAAATGCTGGGGTATAAGTATACCGATGATACCTACACCGAAGCGGTAGACAGCGGAAAAATCACAAGAGAATTATTTCTGCATCCGCTTGGGGATTCCAGACAGTATGGCTATGGTTTCTGTCAGTGGACATCAGCAGGAAGGAAAGCTGGACTGTATGATCTGGTTAAGTCCAGAGGAGTATCCATCGGAGATGCAAAAGTTCAGACAGAGTACATGCTGAGCGAATTGCGGAAGAGCTACAGGAGCGTATGGAATGTGCTGAAGACAGCAACTTCCGTCCAGGAAGCATCAGATATCTTCCTGGTGAAGTTTGAATCCCCAAAGAATACCGGAGAAGCTGTAAAGAAAGCGAGGGCTTCTTATGGTGAGCAATATTTAAAAATTTATCAGAAGGAGGAAACAAAGGTGAGTAAGATTGAAAATGCCGTAACAATGGCAGAAGCGATTGCACTGGACGATACCCACGGGTACGACCAGGTTGACCGTTGGGGCAACCCAAACTATGATTGTTCCGGGCTGGTTATCAATTGCCTGGAAAACGCCGGAATCCCAGCAAAACAGAAGGGTGCAACGTACACTGGTAATATGCCGGAGGTTCTGCCGAATATTGGATTCAAGAATGTGATCGCATCCGTGAATCTGTCAACCGGAAGCGGAATGAAGCGAGGAGATGTTCTCCTTGGCAACGGTCATACAGCCTTCTATTGCGGAAATGGGAAGCTGGTGCATGCGAGTATCAATGAAAAAGGAACCACGACAGGAGGAAAGTCTGGAGATCAGACAGGTAGAGAGATCTGCATCCGGAGTTATTATAACAAGCCGTGGAAGTATGTTTACCGATATACTGGAGGGGTCAGCAATGCTGGTACAGTGAGCGTAAGGAACTATCTTCAGAAAGGAGATTCCGGAGATGCAGTAAAAGAGATGCAGAAGATGTTGATCGGCTGCGGATATTCTTGCGGCAAGTCCGGAGTGGACGGCTCCTTTGGTGGAGATACTGAAAAAGCTCTGCTTGCATTCCAGGAATTCTATGCGTTAGAAGCGGATGGAAAATACGGACCGGCAAGTAAAGCTAAACTGACCTCTGTATACAATGGAAAGCAGAGCGCAGCAGCACCAGAGGTTGCGAAGAGCCCTCAGTATACAGCCGGAAAAGTATACACACTGCAGGTAGAATTGAAAGTGCGTACTGGTCCTGGAACAAATTATGCTGCCAAGAAGCATTCACAGCTTACGGAAGACGGACAGAAACACGATAAAGACAATGATGGTTGCCTAGATGCCGGTACAGTTATCACCTGTAAAGAGGTGAATGTAGTCGGAAACGATGTATGGATTAAGGCACCGTCCGGATGGATGGCTGGATATTACAAAGGACAGGTATTCATCAAGTAAGAAAGCTTTTAATGGCAAGGTAACTAAATGCACCTCTTTTGGTCGAGGAAAATATGTCACATTCGCCCCGGTGTTCTGCCGGGGCTTCTTTTTTATTGCGGAGCAAGTCCGTAGAATAAATCAATATACAAAATTCACAAAAAATCCCCTTCAAATTTGACGAAATGTGCCTGAGCAACGATAGACGTTTTAGATACTAACTTATGCCTAAGAGCTAAAAGCCGGTATAGAAGCGTGTACGATGTTATAGACCTATATGCTAAAAATGCAATTCTGCAAAGTTTAATCTGAGTTCCAGAGTTATCCACAGTAAGAATGTTGATAATGTGAATAAGTCGAAAAATCGAAGCAAAATCATTTCTTATTATATAAAACCTTGTAAGATTTCTTACATGATTTCTACACCATAATTAGAGATAGAGTAAGAGATAGAGATAAAGATAGATAAAGAGATAAAAAGAATAGCACTTTGCGTGGCAAAGATGCTACACACACTGATTCGACAGCTCGAAAAATAATTGAAAAATAGAAGTGAAACACTTGACACGTTCGAATTATCGAAGTATAATAAAGTTACAAAATAACAAAACAAATACACGATACAAAGTAATGCAGGCGGCAAGGCTGATGGAATAGTACATATGCTTGCCAGACGGTTCCAACCCCGTAGAAATGCAGAGGACAGAACAAATGAGAAAGGAGGAATTGCCCGTTGGGAAAAAGAAAACGCAGGATTGAAGAAAAAGAAGAAGAGCTGCTTTCAGAGCAGTTGAAGAAGACCAAAATTGAAATTTATGAATGTTGGACGCATATCGTAATTTCCATAGTAACAATGCTGATAGCAGTTGTTACGGCAGTTTTGACCTGGTTCAAGTAATGTTCTGAAAAACAGCTCGGTAGCCGGGGAGACAAGTTCTCCTCGTGCTACCAAGTTTATCACAGAGGAGGCAGAAAGTAAATGAAGAAAAGCAGAAGAATGTTTTCACTGGCTATGCTGGTGTGCTTGATTGTCGGAGTTTCAACCGGAATCAGAGAATGTATCGGAGCCGCATGTGCGCTGGCATTCGTAAATGCAACACTCGGACTGGAAGATTTAGAGAAGAAAATGGAGGATAAGAAATAATGGATGCAAAAAATCAGCAGGACAGAGCAAAAATGGTAGAAGAAGCGGTTAGTCGTATGTGCCGCCTGGGAATGATGCCGCAGGTAATCACAAAATTCAGAAAGCAGGGAACGGTCCTTAAATCTGAGACGGTAGGTATTCTGTACGATTTGAACGATGAGGAGAAGAAAGCTGTTGCCGACTGGGAAGAAAAAAGCGGCGGTATTGTATACGCTGCAATATTGAGCAATATGGTGTTTGGAAGATGCCTGGCGTTGCTGTATGTTAGTGCAGAGGAAGAAGAGTGGGAACTGGATAGAGAAGACCTGGATGGGAGGGTTTCACTTGCGTATGTGGCGAACCTGGATGCACCGGATTGTTCAGAACTGGGAAGTATCGGAATTGCACCTGCAAACGGTGGCTTGGTAAGAACAGAGTAGGAGGTGGCGTGATGCTGGAGTATAACGAGCAGACGGAAAATCTGATGGAAATAGCGATGATGCTGGAACAGCTCAAGGGAGAGAGTGAGTATCTGTTTGAGGTACTGACAGACATTGATAGCATAACTTGGAAACAGAAATTTGTGGACTGGGCGAATGAGTTCACAGAAACCTACGAGCCGAACAAGGATGTGTGGCCGGGAAATTACCTGGAAGTGATTGAGGGATTCGCCAGAGAGAAAATCTTGGAGTTTGCCGGAGTGGAGGACAAGGAATAATGAATTTGAGAAGAGCGGGCAAAGGAATTGTCAGAAAAGGTAAGCGGCCGAGCGTATACAGAATCGGCTTCAATGATGGCGATGAAACAGAGCTGACCGCAAATGGCATAAATGAGCTGGAGGAGTTATGGCGGTCCTTGTGTCCGGAATTTGAATGCGAACCGGACAGCGTAAACTATGTAGAGAGAGTAGGATATGAGGAGGAAGACTGATGGGAAAAGAGTATGAGGAAATCAAGGCTGAGATAAGCGTACGAATCAGCACAGAGGATATTGATGATATTGTTACAACGGCACTGGAGGGCGGTATTTGCTACTGGTGCAGGCGAGCAGAAGTCAAAGGAAAGTATCTCGGAGAATTTGCATCGGAGCAGATCAGCAGAGGAGGAGTCCTGGTATTGCATGATTCGGTGGATGGCAAGAAGAGAGAACTGAACAAGGAAAAGTTGCTCAGCGGAGTAAAACAGTATCTGGAGAATGAAGACAAGCCGTACAATATCCTGGTGGATGCGGAAGACTCTGTAGGATGCAGCAAAGGAGTCTATGAATTGGATTGTTGCATGGTAGATGCGACAGTGGCAGACATGATTATCCAGTATGCGATATTCGATGATATTATCTACGGATAGGAGGACACCGGGATGGAGGAAAAGAAAATTGTAGTGTATGTCCTGCATGGGTTCTGGGAGAACGAATTTACAAATGGGTGTGCAGTGGTGGATGTGTCGATTGACCTGGAGACGGTCATGAAGAAACTGGATGAAATCGTTGAGAGCAAGGCACGAGAGTATGTGAAAGTGCAGGAGGATAAAGCCGAGGAAGAACGGGGATTCCGGTATTTTGAAATATGGGATGAGAACGGGCAGAGTGCTAAATTCTATATCGTAGAGCAGTATCTGGAATTATCGCAGAGTATGATGGAGGCGATTGCTGAATCATTAGCGAAAGGAGCAGAAAAATGAGAAAAGTATATCAGTGTGAGCATACAGTACCGCCGGTTTGGTGGTTTACCTTCGCAGACAGAAATGCGTTGGGAGAGGAAATTGTAGTAGAGTTCCGAAAGAACGAAAACACGCATGGAAAGCATTCACTTCCGGCAATGTGGAAGAGAAAGGGATTCATAGATAAAGAGCCGGAAACGTGGTGGGGCGTTCAGACCTATGTAACGGACCGGCAGGACAGATGTTCCGGAAAGTACAATCCGACAACCAAGGATGGGAAACTGAATTTTGAGTGGCTGTTGGAGGCAACCGAGGAAAATCGACAGAAGATAATTGATGAGATTTACCGCAGGGCAAACGCTATCTGGTACAGGGAAGATTGGTATCTGGAAGACCTGGAAGAAGCAATCCGGAGTACAGGCCTGGAAGTAACCAAGGAAAGAGTAGACAAGCTGTTGGAGGAGTGCCACCGGATATTTGATGATAAATCCGGAAGAAATGAGATGTTGGCCCAGAAAGCAAGCAAGCTGTTTGAGGAGGAGTAGGAAATGTTTGGAAGACTGATTCTTGAAACCTATGTACAGGACAGATGCCGGGACATCAGATTTAAGGATGAACACTTGACCTGGTTCGAGATTAAAAAGAACGATGCGAAGCGGATTGTGAAGAGAATGGGGTGGGAGAGCCTGGCAGATTTTCTGAACAATTACACCTGGGATGATACGGAGATTCTGTATCAGATAGCTGATAACTGCGGAATGATAGTTGCTGATTGGATTGAAAGAGAGGTAGAGGATGGAAGAAATTAGAGGAACTGACTGCAACGAGCTGATAAAAAAGGTTCTGGAAGTTGAGGAGGTGCGACCAGTGGACCTGGCAAAGAAAATCGGGGTGAGCAGACAGTATGCGAACCAGATTATTTCCAGAAGCAAATGCGGTATTCGCTGTGACACGTTGGAGAAAATCGTAAGTGCGTTGGGATATGAAATCGCCCTGGTAAAAATAATTGAAAAATAGAAGTAAAACACTTGACATGTTCGAGTTATCGAAGTATAATAAAGTTACAAAATAACAAAACAAATACACGATACAAACGGAGGTAGTCAAGATGAACGCATTAGTAATATACAGAAGCCTGTTAAGTGAAAGAGATAAAAATGAATTTGGTTATCCGGAATGGGATGCAGCACAGAAGATGCTGTGGGTGTTCATTGAAAAAGCCCTGGAAGCTGGAGAAGAAAGCATTGCTGATGAAATCGTAGATGAGCTGTATTCTTTGAGTGATTGTGGATGCACGCTGGAAGATGAGGCAGTGAAAGCAGATTTGGAGATGCTTGAAAAGTATGGATTTGGTAGCCGAGCAGACAAAGTAAGAGAGCTTTGTTGGAAGTAGGCTTATTTTTTTACCTGAAAGGTTCGAAGAATCGAAGTAATAATTCAAAGGAGCGAAGAATATGGCAAAGAGATCAAGAGCAAACAGAACTGAAAAGGCTACATACCAGAACATCCGGAATGAGCACAAATACATAGACGTTGTTCATCATGGAGATGGTCATTATTACATAATCAAGTACATAAAGCATGAGCTTCCAGAAAGAACGGTTGTCAATTATATGGGAACCAGATGCGGACACAAGCAGAAGTTCAGAATTGGAAAAGGGACGCTGTTGAGCATCTTGGAAGATTACAAGAAAGTTGAGGAGGTGTAGAAGCTATGACAAAACAGGAATTTGAAAAGAAAATCGGGGCTGAAATAAGCCAGAAAGATTATTCTATTGTGGAGCATGTGTATACATGGCATCCATCCATTAGCGAGGTGGAGGGTAAGGAACAGATAGCAAAGTTGTATAAGTCCTTCGGAATGCCAATCATCAAGAACATGATGGAGGCTGCGAACTACGCAGAGACGCTTGACCGTGCAATGACCCAGGCACAGAGACAGGTGGAGGAACTGAGAAAGCGAATCATCAGAGTTGCGAAAGGAGACCTGGTGGTGGAGCAGTGCATCACAGAAGCGAAAAAATTATTCGAGACAGTCAATAATTCGCATGAGTGGGATGTAGCAGTTTCGTATCTGAAAAAAAGATACGGAGCAGATGCAGTGGATGAAGCTATTAAAATTGAGCATCTGGAAATGTAGGAGGGGAGTGAGAGCGTGGCAGACAGAAGCCATACCGGCAGCACTGGACATGGCTTTTGGATGTGCAGAGTTGAAGTATGTGATTTTAGGGAAAGGCAGTATCACATGCAAAGAATAAGTAACGAGCCGAAAGCGGCAAAAAAGAAAGCAAGAAATTAAAGCATTACTGGTAAGCCAGTCGCTAATAGATTAAGAAAAATGGAGGTTTTTGAAATGAGAGAAGCAATCGTAAAAGAATTAGTTGGAGCAGTAAAGAAAATCGCAGGAAACGGATATTTAGTAACAGCACAGGAGACAACAAAAAATAACGGAGTAAAGATGTTAGGCATCGAAATCAGAAAGCCAGAAGAAACGGTTGTCCCAAGACTCTATGTGGATGGAATCGTAGACATAGTGGAGGATGGTTTCATGACAGTTGAAGATGCTGCAAAGAAAGTGTTTGAGATGTATCAAAACAGTGAAACACCGGAAATTGAGATGAATGTAGAAAAGTGGATTGACAGAAAATTTATCCTGGACCACGTAGAATATCAGCTTGTGAATGCTGAGAGAAACGCAGAAAAGCTTAAATATATTCCAGGAAAGAAACTTGCAGACTTAGTCGCAATTTACAGAGTGGTTGCGAGCGCGGGCGAGGACGGTATGAAGAGTTATGTCTTAACGAAAGCGATCCTGGATAGATCAGGGATCAGCTTCGAAGAACTGGATGAAGCTGCAAAGAAGAATACAGAAAAGTCCGGATTTTCTGTGAGAACGATGAGTGAAGTTATGTGTGAACTGATGGGAGTAAATGTCAGCCAAGAAATTGAAGAACCAGATGGTCCTCAAATGTATATACTTACGAACGCCAGAAAGCTTTACGGAGCAAATATCATGCTTTATAAAGAGTACCTTGAGATCGCAGCGGAGAAGATGAATGGAGATTTCTACATCATTCCTTCAAGTATTCACGAGTTGATCGCAGTTCCGGTTTCGGCACAAGGACTTGAGGAGCTGAGAGAGATGGTCAAAGCAGTGAATGATAATCAATTGACACCGGAAGAAATCCTGGGATACGAAGTCTATAGATACAACAGAGAAACTGGTGAAGTTGAGGTGGCTGTGTAAGCAACTGCCCGGTCAAGAACCAGCAGAGAGATATTACCAGGTTGGAGGTATAAACAATGGCAGATAGAAGCAACAAGGCACTGAATGAAGCAATCGAGCAGATGATCCGGATATGGGACGGAACGATTCACGGCCAGACGATCAAGAATATGTATGAGAATGGCACGGACTACGAAAGTATCTGTGATGTAGCTGGAATTGATTACGAAGATTACCGGGAGGATTAAGGATGAGAGTAATTGAGTATGAACTGCTGCTTGATGAAGAAAGAAAGCCAGTCCTGGCAAAGAAAAATAGCGGATTCAGTTATGCAGACGAGTTTTTGGATACTCCAGACAAAATAGCACGAATGTTTATGACTGGATGCAATGCGGAAGACTTGCCAGAAGAACATATATGGATGCTAGCATTGAACGTAAAATGTAAAGTGATAGGGATGTTCGAGGTAGCACATGGAACAGCTTACAACTGCATGACAACGCCGAGGGAATTTTTTATTAGGGCATGCGTAAGTGGGTGCAATTGGATCGCAGTTGTACATAATCACCCAAGTGGAATTTGCGCGCCATCATCAGAAGACGATTCGCTGACGAAAAGGCTGGTAGAAGCAGGAGGGCTACTCGGAATACCGGTTGTAGACCATGTGATAATTGGAAAAGATAGCTACTATTCGTATGCAGAGCAGAATGAAGAATTGTTGAAAACAAAGCAGGATAGAAAAGAGCGGAAGGAGTAAAGTATGCAGGATAGAAAAGTGGCACTGCTCACGATTGAGGACTTGAAAAAGAATCATCTGGATTATTACAAACGGTTGGACCCGAAGTGCCAGGTTTGCCAGAATATTTTGAGTAGCAGTGAGTGTGATATGTGCGAGGATTTTGATATGTTCGTCAGAGTAAAGGAGGAAATGAAGTGAGACAGGCAGAGTTTGCGGAACTGAGCAGGGAAGTAATGCCGGTACTGGATAAGCTGACGGAGATTGCAGGCCAGCATGGAACGGCAGAGAAGCTGGTAAGCATTACATTGAGTGCAGAAGGTTATATTCATTTTACGGTACATGACAGTGGAATGTGTCTGAGCAGATTAAAAAGAGAAGATGCACCGGAGTTGGAAATCAGAAAACAGTTATCCCAGGAAATGGGAAGAGAGGAGAACTGATATGGCAAGTTTGAATGTTAAGACAGAGTATTCAGAATATAAGGATTGTAAGTTAAGAGTCGGCAAGTATGTGGAAGACAATAGCATTGCTGTTGAAATTTATAACAGATGGGATGGTCCTATTGCAAGAGTAACCACCTGCCTGTGCGACCGTTCGCTGGCAGAAGATGAGGCGTATGTTGACACCAATAACTGCCCTTGGGCGGTAGAACTGTTGGAAGAAAACGGATTTGCAGAGAGAACCGGGCGTACCCGGAGAAGCGGTTACTGCGAATATCCGGCAATGAAATTTGACAGAAGTAAGATGGCTGAGTTTGAGGAGGGAAGATAAGATGGAGAGCTACAGAGAGTTGAGAGACAGACAGCAAAAAGAGTTCAATGAGCTGCCGTTGGGATTTGCGTTTTCGGATAAGCAGTTTGATGAAATGATGGAGAAATGGGGACTTGACCCGGAGAAGGACCTGGATAAGATTTACCGGGTTCCGGGCGGCGGATTCATCCAGAAGAAAGATCACGAGCATTTCCATGAGGTGTTGGACCGGCACAACGTCGAGATGGAGGCAGCAAAGGCGGCTGACGAAGACGGAACCGGCTTTCTTTACCAGATGTTCAAGTATGAACTGGATAATCACGAGTATGGATATACCGGAGATTTTGAAGACACATTGGATAGCCTGGGGCTGACCTGGGAAGAGGTTGCGGCATCTCCGAGATTGTTGAAGGCACTGGATAAAGCGTCTTCGGAGATTAGAAAGAGAGAAGGGTGCTAATGAACAATAGACCGAGAGTCAGAGAAAAGGAAAGATGCAAACTTGTAAGAAAATATGGTTACGCAGGTTATTATATCAAGTTTGTATTACCTCAAAAGCAGAATGCAGAGAAGGAAGGGAATGTTGCAGAGAACGATTTAATCCGCAGGCGAGATGTGCTGAAACTCATTGAAGATATTAAGTGTGATGATGGTATTCCCAAGAATTATGGAACATTGTTAGACATTATGAGAAAGATAAGAGCCTTGCCTGCGGCAGATATTTTAGAAAAAAACAGGATTACTCAGTAAAAGTGAGGAAGGGAAAGGGCATTAAAGATGGAACTGAAAACGATTGATGGTTGGTGCAAGAGCGACTGCGGAAGTTGGGATGAATATTGTAAGCCGGGAGAAGTGGTGGATGAAGGAGTAGCTGACTACTTTTTGAATATCCTGCCACCCAGAACGATGAAAATGGGATATTTCCAGGTGGGAGAACCACATAGTACAGCAGTGAATCCGAAAACGAAGCGGTATTCGGAAACATACGCCACATTTTTAAAGGTCGGAAAAGGAATGTGGGAGTATAGAGGACACTGCTTTGCAGGAGAAAACATGGATGTTGAGCAGTACAAAAATATAGCGGTTTGTCAGTGATTCTAGGAGGTGTGGAGCATGAAAAAGTTTATGAAGAGCATGAAGAAATTCTTTAAGGCAATGAAGAAGCTGGCGAAGTAGGGAGGCAGAGATCATGAATAAGTCAAGAAATATGAAATCCGGAGCAGGCTATATGCTCCGGAGAGAAGATTATAAAAGAGTGAAGAAGATGGACCGGCAGCAGTTTGAGAACTTCTGCAAGAATCTGTACCAGACAGCGTATGAGGAGGGCAGGCGGTCAGTCCCGGGGATTGATATTACGGAAGTGCAGAAAGCAATCAGTGAGACGCCGGGAATCGGAGCGAAGAGACTGGAGGCAATCATGGAAAGCCTCAACAGCAAATTTGCGAAGGAGGAAGATGTGTGATGAATAGAGAAGGACGGACAGTAAATGTCAAAGACTGGGGCCGCCTGGGAGCAAAGAGAGTAGTTTTATACGAAGACAGAGGCGAGCTTAGATTTACAGATGGGTTCCATGATATGAGAATGACACAGGCCAGAATGGAAGTCTTTGTTCCTGGCGGCGATGCAGTTCTGGCGGATGTGTACCGGAGAGTGAGAGGAACCAGAAGCTGGCATCCGGTTGTAAAAGAGCTGAAAAAATTATTGGATGAGATAGGGGGGAAGCGGTACGAAGATTGAACCAAGGAAAGAATCGGACAGAGGCGGTTGGCTGTGTATGCCGTTGTTAGCCAGTGCGCCGGAAGGAAAAGAAGGATGGGAAAAGGTGCGTTGCCCGGTATGTGGAGCACTTTGCTGGAAAAGACCGGAGGATGCAGGCGTGATTTACCATAGCAATCTCGACGGAGCGTGTTGTACATTATGTGCTTTGAAGAAAGGAGCTGGCAGGTTATGAAGAGAAGTGAGCAGATCGTAGAATTGATGGATGATGTAAAGAAGATTATCTCACAGATGGCAGTGGTGGATGTATGTGAGGAAGAGAAGCCGGTAGAGGTTGGAAAAACCATCATGACAAGCCGGGAGGTGGCGGATATGTTCCAGGAATATCACTCGGTTACATATCGCAGAATCGCACAGCTTATCGTGGAGTTGGAACCGATGGAGCAGACAGAGTTCAAAATGGCACAGTTCAAGGCAAGACACCAGGAGTACCCGATGTGGGAACTGACTGAAAAAGCCTGCAAGCTCTATCTGACGAGAATGAAAAGAGATAGATGCTACGGGAAAAAGAAGACCGGCATTGAGAAGATGGAAAAAGAGCTTCGTTGCCGGGTAAGCGGTCAGAAACTGGTAGAGGATGCGGAGAACGGATATAAGGACGTCCGGGAACTGTTCAATCAGTTTATTACCGGTCCGAAGGGCGAAAACCGGGAGATTCCGGAACTGACACAGGCATACGAACGTCTGAGAGCGGTTATGGAAGCACAGGTTCCAGGCGCAAAGGCAGATACGGCAATAACATCTGCGGTGTATGATGTGGCAATAGAATCTGAGATGCAGGGATTTATTTATGGGTTCCAACTGTTCGGAGCCGTTCTGCAGGGATGCGGCAACGCAAGAAAACGTGCAGGGGAAATTTAATGGGAGAAAGGAAAGAAAGTAATGGAAGTGAAGATTATTAGTGGATTTGGAGAAAATATATTCCAGATGCCAGAGGAAAGTGTATGGGACGTGTTGAAAGAAGCATCAAAACAGGCAAAGAACAGTTTGGAAGAAGAACGGGATGCCGGCAAAGGACAGCCAGAAACAAAAGCAGAGGAATCAGAAGCAGAAAAGCCAGAAGAATCTGTCAGAGAGTATATTGAAAGACAGAGACAGTCCAGGGTGGATAATATTTTCGGCTCATCATGGAGAAAAAAGAAACCGGCTGATATGGAAGTGGCAGAACCATACGAATACAAAGACGGGGAACCCAGGAAGGATACAGTGGATTCCTGCTCATAAAATGCGAAAAGTGTGGGAAGGTTAAAGGATTTTGCACGAAAAACGAGCTGACATCCTACAAATGCGAATGCGGACATGAGACACATCTGGAAAAACTGCGCCCGTTGTATCTTCACTGCAAGTGCGGTGCGGAGTATCGTTACAAGACAAATTTGTAGACTTCGATATATGTGTATAATTGTTTGCATTGTGGCAATCCGGTAGATGTAAAGCTGAACAATCGCAAGACTGCCTATGTCACAAGCGGGGGGGGCACTAATGGTTATAACCGTAGAATGCTCAAAAAGTACGGAATGTCTGCAAACTGGTAGGGAAGGAGACGGATATGAGACTAATTGATGCGGATAAGTTGAAAAACGACATAGCAAAATGGTTAAATCCTAAAGCGTGCATAGAGGAACCGCGGATGGTAGAAGTTGATGATATAGCAGTTTCCACCATCATGGAAATCGAGGAGCAACCGACAGCCTTTTATGAAGAAAGGGTGCTTGAGACATTAAAAAAAAGAGCTGGATCTGGCGGACAGAGAAAGAGACAGATGCTCCAGAGAGAATATATTGCAATTCGATGAAGCAAAAGGGTATGCAAGAGGAATCTCATACGCCATGGAGGTTGTGATTAAAGGAAGAAATTGAGGAGGAAGTTCTGGGCGGAACAAGCGAGCTGTATGTACCAGTAGAAGAAAAAGAAAACTAATAGCTTGCCAACCGGTATAAAGACTGGTATATTATAACAGGTAGAAGAAGCCACAATGTAACGATACAGAAGTAGTGAAATAGAAACACGCCGCCCACATCGGGGATGCGATGTT